AATTATCATTGTTGATAAAACAACATACCAAGTGAAATACAAACACGAAATACTTTTGGAACAAGCCAAAGAAATGGAAGCGATGGGAAAGGAAATGAGTTATGCCGATGGTTATTCTGAAGGTTATAAACGTGCATTGGAATTGGTAGAGTGGTACATTAAAAACTACATCCGTGGAATGGTACAAGAACATATTGGTGACACCAACAAAATGGTAGGAGGAAGTAACAATGGCTAAAGAATCTATATCTTCCTTTATTGAAAAGCTACTTAGTGAAGTATCTCCTGAACAAATGGAAGCTACAAGCAGACAAATAGAACCTCTAGGTCCAAAAGCAGAAGCTCATGACTTAGTTCTATCTTTTTATTACAGCCTTCCTAATAACGGAAGTTTAAATCATGGTATTAATAGCTGTGACTCTCGTTATAAGGAAGGTGTTGTATGTGCTGGAATAGCTGTTAAGCGAATTATCTTAGCCCTAGAAGCCCACAGTTGGCAAAATAGAAATGAAATAGCACACTATAAGGAAATTTTAAAAGAAATAGAACTACTATGAGCAAGATTAAACAAACTAAAATACCAATGCTAATGACTACAGATAATGTAATTAAGATTGCTGTCCAGCAAGGAGTAATTGAAGATGACTATAACTGGAAGTTAGTTAGAGAAGGTGATGGCTTAGTTAATCAGTCTAAAGAAATTCTTTGGTTAGAATTTGATGAGAAAGGTAACTTTAAAGAGAAACATGATGAGCCTGCTATAGGACTTGGATTACTTATGTCTCCTTTTAATGCTTACTTTACTTGGCAGACAACTGCTATCACAGAAATCTATGAGCAGAAAGAAAACTATCTTAAATTTAAAACAGGTAATAGCGTTTATGAACTCTACAAATTAACTTAATCTATGAAAACACTATCACTATTTATTTTTAAACTAACTTTATTAGTCTGTTTGTTTTTCTTAGGATTTATAGGGCTTATAGTCAACATAGGCTACCTATTTGTAGAACTATTTGATAGTTGGATTAACGCTATCTGTGGTAAAATAGAAGATAAACTTGACAAATTAAGAGTACTTTAAATTATTATGACAATAGAAACAGAATTAAAACTAGATTTACAAGGTTATACTCCTAGACAGTATGCTGCTCTTATTCTAAAAGATGATTTTGGCTACAGCCATGAGAAAGCAGGAATACAACTAGGTATTAGCCGTTATGCATTTGCCATACTCTATAAAAGAGCTAAAACTAAACCAGACACACGTTATGCTTACAGAAATATCTTACTACTGCGATAAGCGACCTGAGTTCTTTGACTTTATCTCAAACCACTTTAAAGTTGTATTTACAGAAAAATCCTTTACTGACCCTAACTTATCCGTGCATGCTATCCAAGATGGATATGATATAGCAGCTGTATTAATAATGAAGAAGAAAAAAGTAGGATATCGTATTACCTTTATTCACGTAGCAGAGAAGTATCAAAGACAAAGAATAGGTAAGTTTCTTTTATCTTTAGCTCATGAACATGCTTTAAGGGAAAATAAGAGCCCTGTAAATATAATCACTAGAGTTAAGGCAAATAACTTAACTTCGTTAAACTTCTTTATTAATGCAGGATACACTTTTAAAACTTTTGAGTGTAGACATGAAACAATTGAGACTAACGGAGACATTACAACAACAACTAAACCAGCTTATATATTAACTTATGACTTCAGAAACGAGATTATTGTTAAACAGGATTAAAACTCCTGATGGTACTATCTTGACTTCTTACAATAGACATGACTACCTAACCCATAAAGACGCTATAACCAAAGAGGTTCTTATGGTAGATGGAGGTAATGATTATGCAAGAAGGCATGTAGGTACTTACGAAGAGCTAAGCGTCTATGACGATGGCTCACACTTAACTAGAAGGTCAGCTTTACATTGGGGAACTAGAGGTAAGGATAATAAACAACCCTTAACCTATAAACCAATCAAAGACCTAGATTCAGATCATATAGAAGCTATTCTAAGAACACAAACCCAACTCTCTGAGTTTTATAAGGAAGTGTTCAAAGATGAATTGAAATATAGATTTGACGAAAAAGCAGAAAAACTTTAACTTTGAGTTATGTCACCAGAAACTCAAGCCCTTGCCTTAGAAATTGAAATCAAAAGTTTAGGATTTCAAGTAGATAGAGCAATGTACAGAAAAATTGCTAACCTTATGATAGACAAGATCATACTAGAGTATGAAGATATGTCTAAGTACTTTGACGGAAAGAACAAGTCTATTAACAATGCTGTCTTATATTGGAAACAAGTTAAACAACACACTAACGATGAGGTGTAAACTTAGACTGATTAGATTTAAAATAAATAACACTAACTGTATGAGTAGCACTCAGTTCCTCGCCTACTCTCTCTTCTCTATTTCCCTTTTATCCATAGTAGTAGCAATGTTTATGCATCTATGGAGTATCTTTGTGGAATGGAGTACACACTAAGTGAAGAAGGTACAGTCATTGAATTTCATCTGATTGTTAAGACAATGAACAAAAACGAAGATTACAAGTTTTACTCGGAAAAAGAACGAGATAAAGCACACAAGAAAGCCCTAGGAGAAAAGAATTTATTACTCGTTCATTGTTACAAACACGACAGCGAAGAAACACCAGAAAACACTTAAATTAAACTTAACTACACAATAAAGCACCTCTAGGGGTGCTTTTTTCATTTAAACTAAACTAACTTAAACAAAATATGCCAAACCAACAAATTATTGATGATCCATTCTCCTCGGAGTTTATGGAGACTGCAAACAAAGAAATGCAAACTATTCATGTATCTGCTGCTTCTATACCTAGAAGGAGAGTAAGGCAGGATAAGTTTGTTTTACACGCTGACTTAAAGAAAAGATTAATTAAACTTATTAGTACTAATGTACCTGAGCAAGTAAAAGAAATTGCTCAGCAAATTATAGATTTAACGCACGTACCTACTTTAAACAAGTATTGTAACTATCTAGGGTTATCTCAAGCTGACTATACTAAAATTTCTTATTTAGATGAAGATCGTAAGAATCGTTTAGATGGTCAAGTGGGTATTCAACACATTATTAAGCCTGGAACAGAAGCTGTATTTCACTACAGAAGAAATTACGTAAGTCATGAACCTGATCATGGTCATTATGATAGTAAACTAGTTTTAACTGCTAGACACCTAGGAGGAGATGTTTTTCCTATTAAGGGATTTGTACCTGAAAACAAAGAATTTACAGTAACTTCTTATCTATGGGAAAATGGCCAAAGAATACAGAATGAACATCTTTTTAACCTTGAATTTAAAAATACCTTCTTGGAAAAAGATTCAAGGCCTCTAAGAATTAGAAACTCTAGGTTAATATCTAGTGCATCTTTTCATGTAGATCAATCAGGATACCAAGGTACTGGAGGATACCATCTATTAGGCGTAAGTTTTAATAAAACTGAAACTAAAGTTAAAGAAGTATGGAACTACAAACAAAGATACCACACTTCAGTAGGTAAGATTGTTCGTAGATTATTTGGAGATACTTATAGCGATAGAGATATTACTGCTTTTGCAGAAGCCTATGCTAGTCTAATTACTGTAAGCAACCCTTTATATGATTTTGCTATTATTGACGGAGATGCTATCAAAGATGCTTATCACTTTGAGAACTATGCAGCTACATCAGGTACTCTAGGAAGCTCTTGTATGCGTCACAGATCATGTCAAAGTTACTTTGACATCTATACTAAGTTTCCAGACAAAGTAAAGATGGCTGTACTTAAAAGAGGTAGTAAAATTGCTGCTCGTTCTATTATGTGGAACATTGAAGGTAAGTTTATGTTTGACCGTATTTACTATACAACAAACGAAACACAAAACTTACTCAAGAACACATTAGAAGCTGCAGGATACTCTACTCTTTTCTGTGTAGGAGGAGTCTACTCTATAGAGATGGATTTAGAAGGAATAACTAAGTTCCCTTATTTAGATACTTTATGTAACTATGACGTAGCTAATAAAATACTTACCAATGGTTCTATAGATGGTCTTCGTTATGAGTTTAGAAACACTGGGGGTGATCACTATCAATATAATTGTCAGGGTGAAGAGGAGGATAGTGATTATACTTGTAATTGTTGTGATAATATTGTACATTATGATACTACTATTTATATTGAGAGAGGTCACTATCGTGATCAAAGAGTATGTGAGGACTGTGCTATTTACTCAGAGTCAACTGGAGAGTATCATACTGTTGACGATGATACCGTCAACACTTATCAAGATGATTCTATTTTAACAGATGAAGGTATTAGACTACTTGATAATACATGGGCACACCAAGATGATCCTGAACTTAGGCAATTTGAGAATGACTTTGGTTATTTTATCTTAGATGAACATGACTATCTAACTGATGGCAATGTATATTATCACCCAAATGATGAGAATAAGCCAGAAGATGTCTATGATAGTGAAGAAGTAGAAAGAAGAAACAAAGAAAGATTGTCTCAGATTATGGCAAATTCTGTTACCTTAGGTACTCTTACCCCTAATTCTACTATTCACATCCATAGTAGTGGTAGTGTAGGTATTGGAAATTTAGGTATTGGAACCTATCTAAGTACAAATACTATTACTAGTACTACTAATTACTCGAATTTTTCTTTTGTAACAGAAAATCAACCTGAAACAGAAGAAATGGTAGAAGACAATAATGAAGAACACTTAATTTAAAAAAACAAAAAATGACTTATAAATATAAAAGCAAAGAACTAGGTGAACTAGATGATACATTAAAAGGAAATTTCCCTGTAGACTTTGATCTACTGTTTGATATTATGTATCAACAAAGCCCCACCTACCAGCCAGAGATGGAGAAGCTTAAAAAGAATTGGCTTATAAGTCTTATCTCTCAGATAGACGGAGTAACAGTAGAAGAGAAAGGCGGTAATATCTATTGCACAAAAGGAGAAGCTGAGTATTATCCTACTGTAGTAGCTCATTATGACACAGCTCAAGACTACCATGTAGGCATGCGTATCTTTAAGACAGATAAGTGGATTTTCGGCTTTGATGACTTCAGAGGCGAACAATGTGGCTTAGGTCTTGATGACTCTGTAGGTGTATGCTTTGCTATTCAAATGCTTAAGATGATGCCTGTATGTAAGGTATTTTTGCCTTATGGTGAGGAAAGAGGTCTAGTAGGTACTAACTGTTGTGATATGTCTTTCTTTGACAACTCTCTAGTAGTTACTCAGCTAGATCGTAGATCTTATACAACAGACTTCATCCAGTATACCAACGGATATCAAGTGTGGAATCCTGAACATCTTACCCTTATTGAACCTTTGATGGACAAATATGGATATAAGCCTGCTTCAGGTACAGCTACTGACGTAGGTGGACTTCGTAGAAGGGGACTTAAAGTTTCTTCTCACAACTTATCTTGTGGTTACTTTAACGAGCATGGAGATACTGAGGTAGCTAGTGTTAATCTAATGATCAACGCTTTTAGCTTTGCTTATGAGATGCTTACAATGTTGGCTGAAAGAAACATTCCACTCGAATTTCCTCTTCCTTCTTTTGACCTTCCTAAGCATTCTGGTAAAAAGTCCTATAGTAGTGAATCTCATCTAGGCTTAGGTGCTAAGCAAATTAGCATGTGGGACAGCTATGATGACTATTACTATGATCAGGTTAAGGGAGACTTTGTAAAAACAGAAGATAAAACAAAAGATCCCTTCTATTGGGAAGATGATGGGAAGACCTCTAAAGACGTTAAATCTGTTGAAGATGACATGGATGACCTTGCAGCCTATGAAATGTACAATGAATGGGTTATGAGTGTTTATCCTGAGATGTCTTTACCTGCACATAGGAAAGAACTTACTCACCTCTCTCACTATTACTGTGCAGATGGAATAGACTTTAAAGTAAAAGACTTATCCTCTACTACAGTAGATGAATCTCTTATGGATGAAGGTATATGTCCTATTTGTTTAGGACATGCTATACAAATCACGAATGACTTGTTACTTGAAAGTTCCTGTTCAGATTGTGAGAGTATTTTTAACATACCAAAAGACATGGTAGAGTCCTATGAATACGACTTTCACCAAGTATGGCTTGGTAAGAAGGATTTCTTAGAGATTAGGGGATTAGCTTAGGCTATTCCTTTAATCGTAAATTATCTATTAAACAAGTAGAATCAACTAAAATTTATGGAAAATGAATATTATGGAGATAGTCTGGAATCAACCCCAGACTATCTTTTTATGAAAAAAATGTGGATGGAAGACTTGGAAAAAGTTGAAGAATCCGTTATCTTTGTAGACCCGCCTAAGTTTAATAGAGAGAGATTATTCAAAGGCATAAACGTAACATTAACCACAATCGAAAATGAAAAAAACATTCTACGAAGTCCTATGGGAACTAGCAGTACAAGAGAAAATGATAGACAAGTGGATTTACGAAGACAAACTTCTGAATAATGGAACCACTTTTAGTTGGACACCTAAAGCACTTGAAGAACTTGATGTAAGTGAGGTAATATCTGCACTTAAAATTGCTAGACATTCTGATCCTGTTAAAGTAATTGCAAATCCAACACCACAACCTGAAATACCTATTACATGGGTAACAGAGTTTATCGCTAAGTTTAGTACAAAAAACATAGGAGTATCAGGAAAAACTACTGACAAGGTAAGTGTGGTTAAACGATTGATTAAATTCTTAGCAGAGTACGATTACACTCTAGATGAAATAGCCAAGGCTACTGACCTTTACATAGATACCTTGAAAGGACAAGGATCTATTAGGTATATCAGAGAGTGTGGTTACTTTATCTCTAAGAAGATTGATGGAGTAGAGCAAAGCGACCTAGCTAAGTGGTGTGAAGAATTAAAGAATGGTAGTGGACCTGCTTACAATAGCCATCAAATTCTATAAAGATGAACTTTGAAAGTATAATTTCCCAAATAGAAAGAAATAAGATAATCAAAGAAGCAGGAGGAATAACATCTATTGCTCCTCCCTTTCCTAGATTAGCTCAGTATTATGGAGGATTTACTAAAGGTTCTATTACTTGTATTACTGCTGCGTCAGGTGTAGGTAAGTCAAAGTTTGCAAAATACATGACTATCGTAAACATCTACAAAGCAACAAGAAATACAGAGATTACTCCTAAAATATTTTATTTTGCTTTAGAAGAAAGTGCTACTGACTTTTGGCTATCTTTTATCTCTATTTATTTATATCAGAATCACAACATTACTGTTACTGTACAGCAATTAAAATCTATAGGAAACTATAGTGTAAGTTCTGAGTTAATGACTAAGATAAGAGCTGCAGAAACCTTTATTACTAATTTACAAAACATTGTAGATGTTATAGATTATATAAGGAATCCTACAGGTATAGCTAAGTACGTAAAATCGTACTTCGATAATCCAGATGTAGGAGAAAACATCTACAAAGACTTAGATGATGGTAGAAGAATTACTACAGGCTACAGATACAGATCTGAAGATCATTGGGTATTCTTTGTACTAGACCACATTAGTCTCCTATCTAATGAAATAGCTCCTGACACTAAGATGAAGTTAAGTTCCTATCAGACTTTTGACTTTATGATTAAGGATTATGTATTAGACGTATTTTCTAAGCGATATAAGATGGCTAGTATTATTGTCCATCAACAGACTCCTGCATCAGAAAAGCAAACCTACACCTACAAGGGACAATTAATGGAAGAGAAGCTAGAACCTTCTATGGAAGAACTTCACATTAACAAAGGTGTACACCAAGACTACGAAGTAGTGCTAGGTTTATTTAGTCCAACAAGATATAACATAGCAGTTCATAATGGCTATGATGTAACATTACTCGGTAACAAATATCGCTCTCTTAAATTCCTTAAAGACCGTTACTATGGCTTAGAAAATTCAAGCATAGGACTTTACTTTAATGGAGCTAACGGAAAGTTTGACGAGTTACCAAAACCTGAAGAGATGAATAATCCTGTAGGTAATCATTATGAAAAGTATTTAAAATTATAAAATTGTAAAAGCCTATGAATAAAAAAGAAGATTTTAGTCCTGAATTAACCCAAGTACTCACTCATATGTGTAATATGATTGAAGTAAACTACGATGACGTAGATTTTAATTCCCCTACGTGGTATTGGGACCATACCTGGACAATGGCTAAGGAAGAAGAATTTATAGATTGGCTAGCTAAACTACTTTATGACAACACTAAAGTAAGAAAAGCAATCTTAAGTTACCCTGCTAAAGATAAAAAGCGTTGTCAAGCAGGAGCAAGATTCTTTGCTTCTATGTACGGATGGAAAATAATAACAGAAGATTTAGATAAATTACTAGAGACAAAATAAACAAAATAAACTAACTATATGTCAAGCAAACTAATCGCTATCGTAGGTCCCTCAGGTACTGGTAAATCCACAGCTGTAAGGACCCTAGACCCAAAAGAAACATTTATTATTAATGTAGCAAGGAAAGAATTGCCTTTCAAAGGAGCAGAAAAGCTTTACAATCTTGAATCTAAGAATTACATGGAGGTAGATGATATTAATCAAATCACCGCATTGTTACAACAGATCAGCGAGAAAGCTCCTCACATCAAAAACATCATCATGGATGATGCTATCTACTCTATGTCTTTTCTTATGATGAGAAAAGCCAATGAGATTGGTTTTGGTAAATTTGTTACTCTTGCAAAAGATGTAACCAATATGCTTACTAGTGCTCGTAAACTTCGTAATGACCTTAAAGTATTTTACATCACTCACTCAGAGAACATTGAAGATGATGGACATATTGTAGGTCAGAAGATTAAGACAATCGGTAAAGCACTAGACAACCAAATCGTATTAGAAGGATTGTTTACTATCTGTCTTTATACTCACGTAGATGAAGATAAAGAAGAGAAAGCAACTTATCAGTTTGTAACTAATCGTTTTAGAAACTACCCTGCTAAAAGTCCTATGGATATGTTTTCAGAAACTCTTATCCCTAATGACTTGCAAGTAGTATGTGATACAATAGATCGTTATTATGCAGAAGAAACACCAGTAAAAGATAAAAAATAAAACAAAACAAAACAAAATTATGAAATTCGATCAATTAGAAACCAGAGAGCCTGGAGCAGGCAAAAAATTGTACACAGGATTTGCTCCTGTTCAAGTTGTAAGTGTTAATCCTACAGCTAAAGAACTTGCAAAAATCCTAGGTATTGAAGAAGACAAAGTTAAAGAGCCTACCTATGAGTCAGAGAACGGAATGCGTCTTGACTTCTGGTATGTAAATCATCCAGACTTTAAAACAGATTTGCGTGGTAAGTTTACTTTATGGGTAAACAATGACACTCGTATGTCTCAAGCAGGTAAGAAACAATTCATTGACAACTTTACCAAGACTACATGGGCTGAGAACCTTGCTACTCTAAGTGAGTATCAAGCATCTATTGACCCTTCTCGTAGATTAGATATGAAGAGTGTACGTGAAGCTAAGGGTGGTGAAGAAACAGTTTATTCTTTGCTTAAAGCTTATGGTAACATCTCTCCAAAGGAAAAGCCATTTGTTCTTGACAACTGGGCTTCTATTGCTAAAGGTAAAGGCAATGAGTTAGTAGACTTCTTTGCTCACTTTAACAAAGCCAATATGGGTGTTAAGGTTCTTTTGGGAATCAAAGATGAAAAATATCAAGACGTATGCACTAAGGTATTTGTTAACGTACAAGGTAAAATTACTGAGTATGTATCTAAGCAAATCACAGGTGAGTATGGCTTTAAGAGTTTCTACGGAAGTTATACTTTTAAAGAATACACCGAAAATGATGCTCCTGAAGCAAACGAAACTGAGACTCCTTTCAAGTCAGAATCTATGATGAGTTGGGATACCAGTGAAGTAGCAACAAGTCCTGTTAGCACAGATATTAACGATATCTTCTAAAATTAAAAGTAATCTATTCTCTTTTTTAGAAAAGGGGTTACTTTTGTGACCCCTTTTTTATTGAAGAAGGGTTAAAAACAACACTTATGGATCTCTCAAGCATCGAAATACGACCTAATGTAAAGACTTTATACGCTTTACTAGGGCAAGAAAACCTAATGTCTTTTTACTTCGGTGAGAAAATAGACTTGAGAAAGAAATATAAGAATCCATTTAGATCTGACAAGCATGCTACCTGTTTCTTTAGGTGGAGTCAAGGAGGTAATCTGTATTTTGTAGATTATGCTACGGAGAAAGTGCACTACAATGCAATTGACATAGCTCAAATGCGTACTGCCTACGAGTATCCAGACATTTTATATAAAATAGAATCAGATTTCCAACTTAAGAACTTTAGTTTAGAAGATAGACTTAGATTAGAGATGGAAGTATCCACTCTCAAAAGTCCTAAGCCAGCAGAGATAAAGCCTGCATCTATTAAAGTTACTGTTACAAAATTTACACAGAAAGACTTAGAGTACTGGCTTCAGTTTGGAGTAACAGAAAAGATACTTAAGTTCTATGACGTAAGAAAAGTAGACAAAGCATGGATAGCAGATAACATCTGGTACATTAGTAATACGTTTGACCCCTGTTATCGGTATAAGGAAAAAGATAAGTTTAAACTATATCGTCCCTATGCAGAGAAGAAAGTTAAATTTAGAACAAACTTCTTTGGGGGTATGCTTGAGGGGTACACCCAGCTACCACACAAGGGAACTATTCTAATCATTACTAAAGGCACTAAAGATGTTATGACCTTACACTCTATTGGAGTGAATGCTGTTGCTGTTAGAAGCGAAACTACACCTATATCAGAGAATGCTTATGAATTACTTAAAGCAAGATTTGACACTATGTATGTATGGTTTGACGCTGATAGAGCAGGAGAAGAAGGTGCTAAAAAGATTTCAGAGACGTATGGAATTCCTGTACTATACCACCACGGAAGTTTAGGAAAAGACATAAGTGAAATTTATAAAAACCACGGAAGAGAAAAATTAATAAAGATATGCCAAGAATTAAAGATATTATAAACGAAGCTTTAGAAATTGCTTTTGACAAGTTAGAAGTAGAAGCACTAGTACGATATAATATTATGTTATTAGTTTTAAAGAAAACTAAAAACAAACAGTATTATAGTAAAGTAATAAATGACATTAATCCAGAAGAGCTAAGATTAAAACGCAAGTTGGCAATGATAAAAGCACACGAACTTAAAGTAAATTTAGATAAGTTTTCAGAGTTTGAGTTGGGAGTAATGCATATTGTTTGTGATATAAACGCAATGACTGTAAAGGATTTTACAATAAATAGTCGTAAACGTGAACTAACAGAAGCAAGATTTCATTTTGCAGCTGTACTTTTAATACACTTTAACTACACTTACAAGAAGGTAGGTACTTTGTTAGGAAGAGATCACTCTACGATTATACATTCTATGAAACAACATTTAAACTTTTCTAATTCTATTAAAAGTTACAAAACAAGATACAATCAAATCATAAACATGATGGAAGAAACGTATCCAGGACTTATGAGTACTACTCTTAATCCTAATATTATTGTTAGAAGTACTCTACTTAAAAGAAGTAAGCTAATCAATAAAGATGCAAAAGCTAATTGATATCCCAGACGATTGGTATCATCACTTAAAAGACACAATAGAAAGTCCGTACTTTAAAGCCCTTGGAGGTTTCGTAGCTAATGAGAGAAAGACTAAAACTATCTTTCCTTATAAGGACGAAGTCTTCAAGGCTTTTAATTTAACACCTTTTCAGAAAGTAAGAGTTGTTATCTTAGGAATGGATCCTTATCCAGGCAGAAATGTAGGGGAACCTATTGCTCATGGATTGGCTTTCTCTCCTAGAAAAAAGACTTACATTACTCCGTCTTTAAGAATGATGTATAACCGTATTAAAACAGACATTTATCCAGACGACCTAAGCTTTCCTACTGATATGAATATAGAATCATGGGCTAAGCAAGGAGTTCTTATGCTAAATGCTGCTTTGACTATCGAAGAAGGTAAGTCAGGTTCTCACCTAGAGCCTTGGAAACAGTTTACAGAAGCTGTATTCAAAACACTAAACGAGAGTACTACAGGACTTATATTTTGTTTTTGGGGAAAGGACGCTTTAAAATTTGCTCCCCTTATCAATGATGATGTACACCACGTACTAGTAGCATCACATCCTGTTTCTGCTGTATACAAAGGTGGAGTTTGGGAGTGTGATCACTTTAAAAGAATTAACCAAATACTAATGGCCAGTAATCCAGACGATATAGACTGGCTAGAAAACTTAAAATAAAACAAAAAAATGAATTGGCAAGACTATGAGTCCTTAGGACATTTAGAATTAAAAGGAAAATTAGTAGAATATCTATCTAATAGAACTAAAATAATAAAAGAAATGGAGCAAAGCAGTGAGTATGAGTACTGTGAGATCCAAGGAAGAATTAAAGAATTAGACGAATTAATAGACTTTATCGAAAACATTAAAAAAATAAAACCATGAATAAACAACAATTGCTAGAATCATCTAGAACAAATTGGACTGTAGCAAAGAAACCTTTGTTTGGTCCTGATGGAGAAATTACTCCTGCTTACGGAGTATTCCGTGAAGACAACAATAATTGTCTTGGTGTAGTAGGATCTAAGTATGTTCCTACTCAAAATGCAGAAATCCTTGACATGCTTTTAGAAGCTGCTGTCCGAGTTAACATTAACGGAGAAAGAGGTGGATTTCTAGGTAACGGACAAAAAGTCTATTACCAGTTTCCTTTAACCGATGTACAGATTGGAGGATCTTATAACAAAAGATTCCTTACAGCTCTTACTTCACATGATGGTAGTGCTCCTATGGGCTTTGGTGCAACTAACGTAACTGTTGTATGCTCTAATACCTTTTATATGGCTCTTAGAGACTCTAAGCGTGTAAGACATACTAAGAACTCTTACGAGCGTTTAAGTGGTATTATCTCTCAGTTACAAAGTTCTCTTACTCAAGAGGAACAGTTCATCGAGAAATTGATGGAATTAAGCAAAATCTATATCCCCGAAACAGTTACAGATGAATTTATCATTAACATTATCGGAGGAGATGGAGAAGCATCTAGAGGTAAGAATCGTATTAACGACTTTAGAACAGCTTTGACTACTGAGTATGAAACACACGAGAACACAGCTTACGCTTTGTTTAACGCTACTACTCGCTTTACCAACTATATGATGGGACACAAAAGTGTTGAAGCTAAGCGTGAGTCTCTAATTCACGGAACTGCTTACACAATTAACAACAGAGGATTAGAATTAATTTCTGAAACTTACACTCCTTTATATACACCTGAGTTAGCTTTGTAATTGTCTCTTGCATGCCAAAAAGATTAGGGGGTCATAAGATCCCCTTTTCTTTTATTATATTTGTATAATATGTTAAAGAGAACAGCAACAAAAAAGATTCCTGTTAAAGGAGTCCCTGAACCTAAGGAAATCCAAAAGCCTTGTTCAGACTGTGGGAAGATTAAAGCCATAGCCAACAAAACAAAGAGGTTATGTGCTACGTGTGTGATGAAGGAGAAGAAAGAAAAGCAGAAAGTCCGTAAAGAACTTAAACGTAAGTTAGAGAAAGAAACTATCAGTCAAAGTAAACTAGACCAGATAACTTCTTGGTTAGTTAGAGGAGCACACATTAACAAATGCCATGCTTGTGAGATTACACTAGACCCTAAAGGACTACAGTGTGCTCACTTTGTAGGTAGAACTAAAGTTGCTACTCGCTATCACCTAAATAATCTATTACCCGCTTGTCCTAGATGTAATCTATATACTCCTCACCACGTGTGGAACTTAGGTAAGTCTTTAAACAGGATATGGGGAACTGATACTACGGAAGACATGCTACAGCTTTCTAACAAAATATTAAAATTAAGTAACTACGATAGAAAACTTATTTATGACGTTTATAGAACCTGCCTTACAGAAATTGAAGAAGGAAACTATAGCCAAGATCAGAAGTATCAGAAGTTACACCAAGCATTGAAGGATTATAACAAGATAGTGGAACCCTTATTAAAATGATTTATCTAGTAACAAAACAAAACATTTCCCTACCTGATATAACTCTCTGCACAGTACAAGAATCATTAAACTACCTTAAAGACCTAGAGTGGGTTGCTATAGATACAGAGACTTCTGGATTTGATGCATATACCTGTAAGCTATACACGCTTCAGCTAGGTGACAATGACAATCAGTTTGTAGTTGACTTGACTACGATTGATATCAATGACTACAAACAGCTCTTAGAGACTAAAGGAGTCATTGGTCATAACTTAAAGTTTGATTTAAAGTTCTTATATCATCAGAGAATTGTACCAACCAAGGTATACGATACCTTTTTAGGCGAAAAAACGTCAAGATTAGGTATAGAAAGTCATAGGTGTTCCTTAGCTGCTTGTGTAAAACTACACTGTGGAGTCATATTAGATAAGGAAGAAAGAAAGAATATTACAGGCAATCTAACAGAAGGCTTTGTAAAGTATTCTGCTTATGACGTAAAATACCTACATGCTCTTAAAGAAGCTCAAGAAGTAATTCTATTTGCTGCAGGATCTAAAGTATCAATCGAGTTAGACAATCGCTTTGTCTTAGTTTTAGCTTACATAGAATATTGTGGTATGAAGCTAGACGTAGATAAGTGGACTAACAAGATTCACAAAGTACAAACTCAAGCAGATGCAGCTACTAGAAGATTGAATGAGTTTATCTTTACTAACGAGATGAATAAGTTTATTAACTATCAGTTAGACTTATTCTCTGGAGGAAACAAGATTAAAATTAACTGGAACTCACCTGCTCAAGTAGTAGAGTTCTTTGAAGCTATAGGAGTAAATACTACTGTAGTGGAGAAAGGAGTTAATAAACATACAATAGAAGCAAACCATCTAATTAAGTTTCAAGACAAACATCCTATTATCAAGATTTACCTTTCTTTTAAAGAAGCCCAAAAAGACATAGGCACCTATGGTTATAACTGGATTGAGCAAATTAATCCTGTAAGCGGTAGAATACACACTCAGTTCAAACAGTTGATGAACACAGGTCGCTTATCTAGTGGGGGTAAGTCAGGAACAACCAAGAATTTTAACTTTCAAAACATTCCCTCAGATGAAGAAACACGTAGTTGTTTTGTAGCAGAAGAAGGAAACACATTAGTAGGCTGTGACTATACAGGTCAAGAACAGATTGTACTAGTAAACAAGTGTTTGGATGATAATTTACTTGAGTTCTATGATAAAGATCTAGGAGACATGCACTCGTTTGTAGCATCAAAGATGTACGAAGAGCTAGATGGCTTAGATCTAAACGAGATTAAAAAGAAACACAAAGATAAAAGACAGTCAGCTAAGGTAGCAGGCTTTGCAATTAACTACGGTGGTAGTGGTATAGGTATAGCAGAACAGTTAGGATTAAGCGTAGAGCAAGGCAATAAGATTTATGCAGCCTACTTTTTTGCATTTCCTGGACTAAAAGCATACTTTGATGAAGCTAAGAAGTTCGGAGTTGATAATGGATATGTATTAATCTCTCCTGTTACAGGTAAGAGATCTTATGTAGACTATTATGATGAGTTTAATCAACTCAAGAACGAAATGGATAAAGACTTCTGGGAAAGATATAAAAAACTTAAGAATGCAAGTACTCCTACAGCAGTTGCTATGAAGGAAAAGGTTTCTAAATTCTTTAGAAAAAGAGGTGACATAGAAAGAATGTCCTTAAACTATCCAATCCAAGGGGAATCTGCAGAAATAACCAAGTTAGCATGTGTTTACTTTTGGTCAAGATATCTAGTACCTAATGATCTTTTATTTAAAGTTAAGATTGTAAATGTCATTCATGACGAAATACTGGTAGAAACACCAGAAGCAATTGCGCAACAGGTTGCTGCACAATTAGAAAAATCAATGGTGGATTCAGGAGCTCAGTTTTGTACGAGAGTTCCTCTTAAAGCAGATCCCTGTATATCACCTTATTGGAGTAAATAAAACTAAAACTAAAAAACAAAACTAAAACTAAAATTATGGGATCATGTACATTTTATGACAGAAAAATAGCGGCTAGTATGAAAGACGCTTACAACAATGCAATAGAAGACGCTACTGATGAGTACGGTAATGACCCGTACAATGGAACCATTAGTACAACTAATGGTTTTGTAGACGTTACTAAGAAGTTTAAAGAGTCAGGTAAGAAACTAAATGACTTTATTGAATCAGCAGAAGATGTTATGGATAAAAGAGATTGTTGGGGTATCTGCACTGTAGAACCTAAGTTAAACAGCAACAAGATTAAAAGCCAAGTAGAAATAATTCCTCAAGTAGGTACGTGTGTTTGGGAAAGTAGATACGAAGTACATGGACAAGGAACACTTATCGGAAGTCACATACTACAAGCAGGAGCAATTAAGATAGCCAGAGATTACACAGAACGTACAAAGATTAGTAGTTCTATTACTAGAGTTAAAGTATTAAAAGAAGGCAATAAAAATGTAGGTTCTATTACTTATAAACCTAGTAAAGATGAACGTCAAGGAGAATATGTATTCTTTGGTTGGGCAGCAGACTAATAATTAAACAATGATTAACCGCATCTATATGCCAGCTACTCTCTCCCTTAACATAGATGGAACTATTCATCTTAAGGGAGATAGAGAGTTGATGCAGTCGTACTTTAGAGAATTGACAAAAGGAGATCCTGCAGTGGATGTAGAAGTTTGTATAACTAGATTAGATTCTAAGAAAACAAACCCTCAGTTAGCTTATTTCTACAGCACTCTAGTACCTATCATCCGAGGAGGATTTGAAGCCCTTACAGGCGAAGTATACACCAAAGAAGAGGTAGTCACTTATCTTAAGGACAAGTTCTTCTACGAGGAGATTATGTTCCAAGGTCAATTTATTAAAACACCACTCTCACTTTCTAAAGGAAAAAAAGAAGAAGTTAATGAATTTATTAAGCAAGTAATTAACTTTGCAACAGATACTCTTGGAGTGCCTGTACCTGAATTAAATTAATTAAACTAAACTTATGTTATATATAATAGAACCAAGAACAGAAACAGACAAAGTGGAAGCCGTGGGCTTACCTGATGTCAACTACCATTACGGAGAAAACATTGTCACCTACAATGACAACGAATCAGCAGAAAGTATTCAATTGGGTACTCTTATTGATTGCAATGGAGTAACTTGTGTAGTTACTGAACTATCTTCAATGAAGTTTGGAAGAGTTTTCTTAACTGTAAAACCAGTAGATGCTACTCCTAAAACAACTACTGGAGCTTTAATGCGTTAATTATGTCTGAACAAGCTTTACGTTACAACACAGGCAAGAGAAGATGGACTTTAGTAGACTTTAAGTCTCTAGAGTCTATGGTAGAAGTACTTGAGTATGGAGAAAACAAATATGATAAATGGAATTGGATGAAAGGTATGCCAGTTTCTGCAGTAAGCGAAAGTTTACTTAGGCATATGTTTGCTTTCCTAGATGGGGAAGACAAAGACCCTGAGTCAGGAATAGATCACCTAGGACATATAATGTCTAATGCTATGTTTCTCTCGTACATAATGAGAGAAAAGTCTCAATATGATGATAGAAGCCGTGAAATTCCAACTAAATAATTACTTTTATGGAACTAGAGGACAACGAGGTTATCCTTTCTGGTTCTTTTATTTAATACCAACGATAAGCATAAGTCGTACATGTTCTTTATACGCTCTTAATATACACTTATGCTTTCTTTGGTTTGTCTTAACTTTAACTATAACAAAGAAATGATTCTAAATCAAGATTACCTAAGCAGTAGAGCAATAAGTCAAAGTAGGCTTAAAAAAATCCTACAACATCCTAACCTATATTTTAATTACGATCCTAAGTCTGATACAGAAGAACCAGCAGATGTAACATTGATAGGAGACGGAGTAGACTTAATTATTACACAAGGAGAAGAAGTCTTCCAAGAAGAATTTCTAATCAGTACAGTAGAAAGACCAACAGCTCAGATGGGAGACTTTGTATGGAACCTATTTATCAATAGACATGATTCCAATGCAGAACAAATCGCTTACGAGACTGTAGGGTTTAAACGAGATACTCTTCCTAAGGTGAGAGAAAGATTTGAGAAAGAAGGTAAAGCCTATTATGATCACCTAATTGAAGCAGATGGAAGAAAAGTAATTTCTCCAGCACAATTAGCTACAATTTATAATCTGGTAGAATCTCTTAAGAATCATCCCTTTAGTTCTAAGTTTATCTTAGGCAATGACCAATATAAAATCTTTACACAACAGGCTCTTACTTTTGAGTACTTGGGATTTGAGTGTAAGGCTCTATTAGATTTGGTAGTTGTGGACGTAGATAATAAGTTTTTATATCCTATCGACTTAAAGACTACTACAACTTCTTTAAACTATTGGACAGAGACTCTTATGAAGTATCGTTATGATCTTCAAGGAGCATTCTATACAGAAGCTTTAAAGCAGTCAGACTTAAGTATCTATGGAGAAGGTTTAACTGTTAAGAACTTCAGGTTCTTGGTAGAAAGCCAAAAATTCCCAGGTAGTCCGCTTATCTATGAGTTATCAGATGAAGCAATGACTCTAGGTAAAGAAGGAGGAGTATATCAAGGTAGGACTTACGAAGGCTTTCATCAAGCACTAGAACGTTTACGTTGGCATATTGACAGTGATTTGTGGAACTATACTAGAGAAGACTACCAGAACAATGGAATCAGAATTGTATAAAAAAATAGTGAATACGAGTTTAAATAATACTACAAGATTTCTAAGCCCCTTGATATTTACAGCAAGAGGTGAAGAATCTTTAAGGGTATTGTTAAACTTTGGTTTAATTAACGTTTATATAGATGACTACGGGTACAAGTCTAAGTATCTATACTGTCTTTTCTTCTTGTTTAAACCTACAGATCGAGCTGCCTTTAATGAATTTCAAAAGAAGATTACCAGCTTTGACTCTTTCTATGACTACTATGAGGTAGAAGATAAGATAATGTTTGTCTTTAGAGTTAATTCTATCTACAGAAGAGACATAGATTTGTTTAAGCAGAATAGATTCAATGACATGTCAGATGATTATAAGATTTTATTTCATAGAAATATAAAATTTAATGACATAGATATGGATATAAGAAAAGAAATCTATAGATTTGAAGAATATTTAACTTAATGGCTTTTATACAAGAATCTTATGATACATATAATCAGAAGGGAATCAAACTCCTTTCTGATTATATAGTTAGTAGGGGGTTTGAACTAATAGTTAAAGAAAAAGAAGACTATAATATAGACATAATTGCATACAAGAATGGAAAGAAATACTTGTTTGAAGCAGAAATGAAGAAAGATAGAAGTATAACTACACCAGAAGATTTCTATGATACAGTGTCTTTTTTATCTAGGAAGAAAAAGTTTGCAGAACAGAATGAGTTTATCTACTTTATAATTAGCAATATAAATGGAGGAGCTATAGGCGCTATTTCTGATGTTATATTTAAAGAAGAACACAAGATACAGAAGCACATAAGTAAAGATGGTAGAATAGGATATGAAGATTTTTATCAAGTACCAAGAGAACTTTGTAGATTTTTCCCACCTGAAGAATTTTTAGTAAACAAATAAAAAAATAGAAATGAGCATAAAATTATTTGGACACAGAGTGTTACTCAATCGTCCTAAGAAAGAAGAAAGACTTATCCAACTTACACCAGAGATGGAAGAGGAAATGAACATGAAAGAACTAATAGGTTTAAAACACTTAGAAGTCTATACCATTGGAGAAGAAGTAACCAATGTAAAAGTAGGCGATGTGGTGTACGTAAACCTAATGTATCTTCAATCTGCTGAACTAGTAGAAGTAGATGGTGCAGAAAGAATCATGGTAAGAGATAGCGATATCGCATTCACTTGGTAATCAATTAAAACTAAAGATATGTTATTCTATTACAGCGAAAAAGAAAAAATCGAGAATGGAGAAGAGATGGAACTTATCATTAAGAAAGGTTTCTCCTTTGAAATTAGTAAAGTCTTAATGACTTACCCTACAGACAATGGCTTAGCTGTTGTTTTAGACGGTAATGCTGACAAACTTAACCCTGTAGACTATCAATATAAAATTGATCCTGCTACTAAGCAAAAAGTTCCAGTAAAAATCACTAAATTTGAAACCACCAGTGAGCCTATAGTTGTTGAATTGAAAGTAAAAGAAGAAATTCTTGCTTTCTTTAGCTTAACAGGAGGACCACAGGAGGTTAAGTAGTTTTAGTTTTTAGTTTATTTAGTATTTCCAACCAACCAAAAAGGGGCTCTTAATAGGGCCCCTTTTTTTATAGTCTTATTAAAGTCTTATTACTCTTGGGTGTTCTAACCCTTCTGCTAGGATAACATCTAATCCTAGTATACTTTCTATTGTTACATCATCTTCATCTACTACTCCTATCTCTATGAGTAAGTCCTCAAACTGTTCTTCGGTAAGTAGGACTGCGTTAGGTCTTATTGCCTGACCATCCTTCTCTGAGTTTAAGTAGAACTGATTTATTAATTTATCTATATCTGCTAGGGTAATCATAACTGTTTATTTGATTTTATTTAAAGCGAATATAAAACGAATATATTAAATCTGTATCTTTTTCTACTAAATCAAATGAAACTCCTGGATATCCTGGACCAAAGTTATTCATTACCCACTTAGAAGAGCCATACATAGACAATACGTTACGGTATCTAAACTTGTATACCTGTTGCATACTCTCTGTATGTAAGTCTCCTTTTACTATAGAAATGTTTTTATTATCTCCTAAGTTGTGGTGATCTATATATTTATTAAGGAAATTTTCTGCTTTTTCTGTTAAGAAAAGGGGAAGACCATGTTTAAGATCTTCAGAATCTTTTCCATGAGTAAAGATAAACGTGTGTTTGCCATAATCAAAGTGTTCTAGAAACTTCTCCATTATCGTTACTTTGATAAATGGATAAGCTGTATTTAAATATAAAGCTAATGCTTGGTTTGTAATATAACCAAAGGAACCTGCATGGTTATCCTCTGTCTGCATGATAGCATGAATGTTATTTGCAAGATTCTTTTCTTGCAACTCATCAAAAAATCTTTTGTGAGCATAAAGGTAAGTCATAAAAGACTCTTTATTGTTCATGTTTTGCGGTAGTTGGTGTCCTCCTCTAGTAGTGTGAGCATTCCAACCATCTAATGAATCTCCTAAATCACAAATAAATAAGTCTTCTAGTCTACCAAAAGCTTTTACTTGCTTCTCTATCTCCTCTAATACTTTCATCATACGTACTTCAAAGACATCTTCGTTGTACTCATTACTGAATAAAGCATTAGGGTGAGTAAGTGCTCCTACATGTTTGTCACTCATATAGACAAATAAAGCCTTCTTAGTGGCTACAGGAGTCTTCTTAGGAGTAGGACAAGGACTTATGTTAGATTCTAAGAAAACCTCTCTTAGAACGTCTTCTATGTCTTGAGGTAAACTATCCTCAGGCTTTATAGAAGCAAATAAGGCTGACACTAGCCAGCCTGAACTCTTTTCTTTACTCCAATATTGAACTAATCTCCACTTAGTAGTATCTATTTTGTGGATCTTAATAATCTCTTCAGCAGATCTAGGTTGCTCAGAGAATAGTTTAGATACTTCTAGAGTGCCTTTATCTAAGTTCTCATCGTAAGTTCCTAGAGTATGGTTAGACAACACAGGAGAAGTAGCACTTGGCTGATACAAAGAATCCTCCCTAAGTAGATGAGCCATTGCTGTTCTCTTTAAGTCACGAACTCTTTTTCCTCTTAGTAGATTGTTTATTTCTGGCTGATAGTTGAAGCGTATAGCAACTTCAACAGCTGTCTCGGTTGTATTTGGATTGTCAATGTAATATTGAACAATCTGTTTAGAGATTGAAATCATAGGCTTGGTTAGAGTATATACCCTATGGTTAACAAAGCTATAACAATTAATCCACCGTTCAAAACGTTTTTAAGCATTTTAATTGTTTCTGACTGAGTTTTAAGCTTAGTATCTAAGCAAACTATCTCTACTTTAGCGGTATCTAAAGCCAATATAAGTTTAGGAATAATAGAATCTTTATATAAAGATAACTGTATACTGTCAGTCTTAACTATCTTTTTAAGACTAACTACTCTCTCTCTTGCTTGAATTCCCTTAAGGAACTCATCATTCAACTCCTTTAGCGGTAAGCTGTCTAGAGATTGAGAGTAGATATTTTGTGCCGTTAATGTCAGGCATAGTGTCAATAGCAATTTGAATGGTGTCATACTTTAGTTTGATTTTTTCGTAAGTTCTGTACTCTTCATGTTTAACATACTCTAAGGAGTCTATCTTTTTGAAGTAAATATCATTTGCTTTATCTATAGAATCAATAAAAGAGAGTACTTTATTAGTGTCTCTCTCTTGAACATACTCATATTTAAATAATAAGTATGCAATTACTACAATAAAAAGAATATTAAGTTTTAGGCTTAGGTCCTTCATCTTGGTGGTTGAATTTATGTTGATCTATCTTTTCTAGTAACTCAGATAGTACACTGTTATTTATTACTCCTACTGTGTGTGCATTCTTAAGTGCACTTATTAGTTGGAATATAATAAAGGGAGCACATAAAGTCTCGCTTAACCAGAATGTACCATCAAATCCCTTCTCAATCATTAAAACTCCTGTGAGTATAACTATCCAAGAAACAAAATTCTGAAGCACCTTAAGAGCTTTTCTAGTTTGGAAACCTGTTTTCTTAGTTCCTGCCCAAATACCAAAGAAGCCATCTATAAAAATAGCAGCAACTACAGCTAGGTATTGTTCAGCATTATCTGCAGTCAAATGTAAAAAGTACGTTCCTAAGAACGCACATAGTGTAGATGTACTGAGTAATATCAAACTAGTTTTCATTATTAAGAGTTATATGCAACTACAGATCCTGAAGTAAGTGTAATAGAAGAGATAGTTGTTCCAGCAGGTACAGTAATCTTAGTTAAAGTTAACAAACTAACAGAAGCCAATCCTAAACTAGTCATCAAACTGTTACCGTTCTGATCTAGGATAGCACTAACTACAGCAGTAGCGTTAACTACAAAGTACTGAAAGCTTCCTGTTACAGGGCTAGTACCACTAATTACTTTAGAACCTTTTAAGCCTACATTGTCTCCAATGCAGCATACAATTGATTCAATGTGACGAAGCCTTCTGGCTTGTTCTTTGAGCAAATCATTATTTTCCATAATTTTATTATCGTTTCGACATTAAGTCCGACCTGAAGTCCGAGTTATACAAATTTACTTTAATTAAAAATAAAGTCAAGAAACTGAAAAGACTATTTTCTTCCAGTTTCTGAGTATATATCTATAAGAGAAGACGTACGTTCTTTTGACTCAGATCTTTCGTTTTGTAAAGATTCTATTTTTTCCAAAAGATTTTGTTTGGTATCTAGATCTTCTACGTAATCTAATTGTCTTTCTATAGATTTAATTTGTTTACCAATAGAGTTTACAGATCTTTTTTCTGACTTTAAATCAGCATCTAGACTGCTTATATACCATTTAGGATTATAATTTTCATACTTTCTAAATAAATATTCAGGATTTAAAAAATAGTTTATAGAAGCGTTTAATCCAAATAGTTTTTGAATACGTGCAGATATTTCCATATCTCCTTTAAGTGTAGGATCTGGTGGGTATCTCTTAGGATTAGAGATTTTTCCGCTTCTGCTTCTTGGTACATATTCATCAAAAGGATTTGCATCATCAAAAGGATTTAACATCTCTATTGTAAGTTTTACAGCATCAGTAGCTCCTGCAAAAGGAAGAAGAACGTTTCTATTAAGATAGTATTGAGCAAAGTTTTGTCCATCTACGTTATTTTGAAATCTAGAATAATAGATAGACAAAGGACTGAATACAGGATTTAAACTGTTTAATTCATCTTCAATCATTAATAAGTTGTAGAGTAAAAAGTATACAACATACATATCTTCTTCGTCCTCGTCATCATATCTTATACTATTTAGTATTGCAGAGACTGCCATAATAACAGCTAAAGCAAGCATATCTATTGCTGCACCTTCTGCTTCTCTTCTTTCTGCAGGAGTCATTAAGTTTCTAGTAGCAGGTAATGAAAAATTGCTTTGATACAAAAGCTTAAGTGCTTGTACTACAGTTACATAAAAACCTTGAAACTCCTCACCTGATCTTGGGTTAATAGTTCTACCTACTTTAAATCTTCGCATACCCTGGTAAGCAACCCATCCCTTCATGTTTCCTATAATTCTACCTAGAGTATAACGACTATACTCTCCTTTATCCATAGATCCATAAGCACCTTGAATAGCAGCATTGACGTGATTAAGTTTACCTCTGTAATACTGTTCTATTTTTTGAAATCCTTCTTGGTCTACAATAGTATCCTTAGGAACAAGAATTCCATCTTTAAAATCATAAGCTTCAAACAAAGGAACTCCTTCAGGTTTATCTGTTAGAGGAATTAAAAACTGTTGCGAAAGCGCTTCTGCTACTGCACTCCTCATTTCAAATTCACCAAAAGTTCTAAAAAATCCTAAGAAGTTAAAAGGATTATACTTACGATATTTACCTAATTTAGAAATAAATAGTTTACGTCCTGTTTCACTTAGTTGATCTTCAGGCATAACATTAAAATATCTCATACGAGAGATATATTCAGAATCTCTACCATCTTCTACTTCTGACTGGAATAAGTCTGCTATGTGAACAGCATTTCTACCCATAGCTTTAAAAATTTCTTTACGGCTTAATCCATAAATACCTGCTTGTATAAACACGTTAGCAGATCCTGCCATAAAGTTTTTTACACTTGATGGAAGACGGTAAGCAAGAACAATAGGAGAGTTGGCAGACAATGCCATATCAAGTACTTTCTCTACTACTCTTCCTGCTTTATTATTTACTAAGAACTTACGACTCTTACCCTGTAACTTACGTTCAAACAAGTTATTAATCATCTTCTCAATCTTAGTACCAGGCAAAGACTCTTTTAATACATCCTGCATACCATAGATATAAGGCATTACCTCATACGCTTCTTTAAATCTAATCAAATCAGCTCCATACATTGCAATACTATTGAGTATGTTAATACTCATCTTATCAGCAGGAATAGGTTTATTATACTTTAAGTAAAGTTTCTTACTTACTTTTTGAATAATAGATCCTCCTTCTTGACTTCTTGCAGTCTCCTCATCGTCTTCAAAAGTAGCTTTGTCCCAAATTCCTTGGAAAGTGGCACCTATTTTAGACTTAAGAGTACCCATGTTAGTATTCTTTAGAGCTTTCTCTGCAGGATCCATAAGTACGCTAGGTAACTCTAAACCTTTCTTAAGATTCATAGGAGTACCTTTCTGTAGATCTAAGTAAACATCGGTTATTTTCTTAAGGATCTCTTTTTCTTTAGCGTCTAACTTATCATACTCTTTATTTCTATACTCAGTTTTATCAGTACGTAAAGGAACACGTTTACTATACTTTACATTTTTGATATCAGCCCTTACATACTTAGGGTTAACAGCAATAGTATTCCACCTAAAAGAAGGAGAAGTATCAGTAATTAAGTTTTTATCTGTAGGCTCTGTTGACATCCAGAAGTATAAAGGTTCATCAGATAAAGTCCATATTTGGTTATTTTCATCCCATACATTTACTTTTTTATGATTTTGTTTATACCAATCTGTTTTTCTAAGTTCCTTTGTAGCATCTATTTCTAACAAAGCATCGTCTGCTTGGTCTTGATAACGTAAACTATTTGTCGCAATCAAAGAAGTCTTGATTAAATTTAACTTACTTGTATACTCTCTAACATAGTCAGGAGTGTAGACTTTTTCCTGAATATCTCCAAAAGAAGAAAATAAATCTTTAAGATTGTCCGCATCTTCTTTAGACATATCTACATCTGTTTTGTAAGCAGTTTTAATCTTTTCTATTTCTTCTTCATACTCTCTAACAAGGCCAGCTAAGTTAGAAGGAGTCCCATCTAGATTTGGTGAAGCAATCTTAGAACCTTCATAGAAATTATCAGAGTTCTTATATCCTTTCAACACACCAAAAATATCATTCCACACCTCATCCATCCTACGTACTCCAGAAGGAGCAGGATACCTAGATTGAATAATGGTAATAGCATCTACAATCTCTTTTCTTTGTTTATAAAAGTCAGGACTAATTTTTCTTACACAGTTGTTTGCTTTCCATAAATCAAACTGTTTCTTGTAGTACTCTATTGTTTGCTTCTTATACTCTAGAGTATCAACATCAGTAGTATCTATTAAAGCTTGATTGTAAGCAGCAACAGCTTTATCATAAGCAGTCTTTTTACTATTGAGCTGTATATCAAATAAGTCTTGATTCTCTCTACTTATAGTATAAGTATAAAGTTCTGCGGCAGCCCTACTTTTCTTCCACTCTCTGATATTAGCAGCTATTCTTAAACCTGCTTCATCTTTTAAGTTTTTATTTTTATCATAATCAGACTCAAGTAAGTCTAACTCTTCTTTTAAATCATCTAACTTATCCAGTTGTTCTTCAGAGTTTTCCTCTGTAAGACTACCCACCTGGATTTTGTTCATCTCTTCAAATATTAAATCTCGTGCTTCTTTTGATTCAGCACTCAACATATTCTGAATTTGATAATAAACATCATCAAAAGGCTGCTCTTCAAACTCTAACTGTGTTCTTCTTATTTCAGCTTCTTTAGCTCTGATTAAGTCCTTCAGTGCAGAGTCTTGTACTTTAGTTTGTTTAAGTTCTCGTAACTCCGACTTTAATTTAGTAATAAGGTTGTTGTAACGAACTTCATCCATCTCACTTAAGAGAACCATAGTTTCTCTCTTAGAGATTTTACCATTCCTATTTTCTAAGATTTCTACTTTCTTAAGAAATCTTCCAAAAACATTTTCAAAGTCAAAAGAAGTGTTAACACCTATACCTTTACTGGTTAAATGGGCTTGCAACTCGTCAGCTATTTTCTTCAACTTAACCTCCATTGCCTGAGCTTTTACGTTAGCTGAATCGAATTGATTAGCAATCATACCCCCTACAGTACCTGTAAGAATGTTTCCAGACAATCCTGCAGATTCTAGGAATAAAGAAAAGTTTCCTACATCCTTAATCTGACCCCTAAGGGCTTTTAACAAGTTAGCTTTAGTTGCTAGTGTAGACATCCTAGCCTCTTCATTCCTAATACGATCTTCAGTAAGTTTGATAAGTCTTTCGTTACCGAGTTTTTGTAAACTTGCTAATGAAGTTTTAAATCTATCTATATTATCTTGAATTCGTTTTTGAGCGTCTTTTGTTTGAGGCTCAAACTCATCTGCTAATTTAATAGCCAAAGCTTCTACAGCGTTGTTAAAATAAGCTTTAGAAAGTGAGTCTGAGGTTGATTCTAAGTTAAGAAGTTGTTGACCTAAAACAGTGTTAGCTCCTAAGTCTCCCATTACTCTACGATAGTTTTGAGCTAAGTTTGTATATTGTTCTCCTAACTCTTTAGCATGGTAAGCCTGTCTAAACAGTTTGTCTTTTGTAACACTAGGATCAGAAGACATTTTACTAAGAGAGTTTCTTACACTTGCTAGATACTTAGAACTATCATAAAAGAAACTTACCAAAGATTTAAAAGACTCAGTAGCTTCTGCTGCAGAGATTTCTACAAAAAGATCTTTAGTTCTAAGTACACTACCTACATTTACTCCAAGAATTTCTGCTTGGTCTCTTATTTTATTCCAATCAATTAAATTTTCCGTTTGTAAAAGTTCATCTAAACGAGCAAGAAACTCAACTTTGTCTCTTTTCTCATCATCTAAGAACTCGTCCATATCCCTCATCTGTGCATCACTCATAGCATAAGGCATAGAGTTTAACTTAGTGTAGAGCACACTTGTATTAATATCTTGTGCAAAGAGTACTTCATTAAAGAAGTTCTCTAATAGAAGATCTACGTTTTCTAGACTATTAAGATTTTTATTTAGGTTTAGTTTCTTACCAAAGAACTTCCAAATTGCATCTATGATTTTAACAAACCAATTAGGTTCCTCCTTTTCTAAAAGGTCTCTGAATGCTGGATTAGTAAAAAACTCTGATACAAACTCGTGAATATCTCTAAATCCATAATAATCTTCTATCTTTTCTTTGGTAGAATACTTTTGTTGATAGTAAGTAAGAATAGGTTTAAGACTGTTTACTAATGCTTTATCTGCTTCAGTTGTAGGGTTCTGTAAACTAGAAGCTAGAACTGAGTGTAAAATCTCGTGTAGAATTACACGTCTAGAATAATCCAGTCCTCTGCTTTTTAAACCAAATACATTTAATTTAATAGTATGAAATTCAGGTACGTACTCTCCCATAGGAATTTCTTCCCTTCCTTCTAAGTCTTTTCCTGTAAAAAAGTCTAAGCCAATATTAGGAATCAAGTCTATGATAGGGAGAAGTTTTTTAATTACAAACTTTTCATAATCAGGAGTCTCAGGATCATTAAGAATTTTAATTAAAGTATCATAAACATCAGGCTGTTGGAAGTCTACATACTTCTTTAGAAATTCTATTCTTGTTTCCTTACCCTTAGTCAAATTTTTGCTAAATACTTCACCTTCGATAAAACTACCTAAGTAGATTGTGTTTAACTCTGTAAATGGTATTGGATATATCTTATACATCCTGTCTAACACAGATGCTTCAGGATTAACAATATCTATACTTATAGAAGAAACTCCTTTCTGTTTAACGTAGTTAGCTACTTCAAGCAAAGTAGTTAGGTTGATGGGAGTATCTATTCTTACTTGAACATCTTCAAACAAGTCTTGTGCTCCTCTAAGATAATCTACTTGCTCAGGAGTTAAAGAATCAATGCCTAAGTTGTTAAGTAAATTGTCTGAGTCTATTTCTACAAAATTTCCAAACCTACCCTTATCCTTGTTTAAAGGTTTAGGCCAAGTATTATTTCCATCTTTCTTAGAATACAGACTTCCTTGTTTAACTAAGTCTATAGCTTGTTCATTACTGTATCCTACTTGGGATAAAGTATAAGCAAGTACAGAAGTTTGATTCATCCCTGTTACAGGATTAGTATATTTTATGACGCAGCCTTTAGACATCTTGTTTGTTTAAATTTAAATTGTTTACTTACAAATATAATTGGTTTTTTAATCTTCCCTACACTTAGTTACCTCAAACTCAGTGTTTTCTAAACTGTCCATGTCTGCAGGAATCATAGCAACTGTGGGAACCGTAAGCTCAAGATTAACTGCTTGTGGTGTCTGTAAACCATAAAGTACTGGAGTATTGTAGTTATAATTACTTAAATCTACTTTATAACCCCCAGGTTCCCCGTTTAATCCCTCAACTTTGTTTTCCCATACAAGTTTAACTCCACTTACTTGAGTCATTGCATTATAAATAGCACCTGTTTCAATAGGTTTACTATTACTAATATTCATAATAGTATTAACTACTCTATCTAGATTTTGTTTAGACTCTTTTTTATAGTCATTAAGTTTTTTAATAGCTTGTTCTAATTCTTTATCAGATAATTTTTTAATATCTTCTCCTGAATTAATACCTTCCTCACTGCTATCTAATATACCTATGTTTAAAGCAGCTTCATATTTTATCTCTTTAGCTCTTCGTTCAGTAGCTTGTTGATATGTTTTTTCATACTCTTGTTGAGAAATTTCTACATCATTTTCAGGTAAAGATTTTATATTACCCTTATAATATTTATTATCACCTTCTTGTGTACCTGCTATAAGCTCATATCTATTTTCACCAACAATAAAATTACTTTTATCAACAATATTAACCTCATCTTTACCTGCATATATTAAAGCAGTTCTGTCATTATTCTGTGTAAGTTTGGTAATTTCAAACCCACTAAAGTACATAGGAAAATCTTTTCCATACTGATTAATGTGTTTTTGAATAAGATGATGGACTAAGGGAGTAAAGTAGTTCATCTCTACATCCAGAGTCTGTTTTACTTCTTCCTCTACTTTTCCATAATCTTTCTCTAATTCTTCTTTTTTATCCAGTGCTTTTTGTTTTAATGCAGTGAAAGTATTTTGTTGGTCTGTAAATAATAAAAAACTAGTATCTATATCAAGTAATGAGGGATTAACCTGTTTTACGTAATCTAAAAACTTTTTAATATCCCACATATCTGCAGACACTCGTCCAGATACTCCTTCACCTGTTGAAGTAGCATATACACTGTTATTCAAACTACGTACAGTAAATTCTCCTAATTTGCCATCAAAATTCTGTTCCAAGTATTGTATGATAGACTTAGCTTTTTTAGTTTCTGCGTTTTGACTAGAGTTTAAGTCTTTTTGAGATTGCTCTTTAACAGACTGAGCCAATAGATTTTGATTATATTTAAAATTCTCAATCAATGTGTTGAACTGATTAGCAGTTATTTTAGATAAACTTAAATTAAACTCATAAGCTGTAGTAGCATTTCTGGCCATACTATAAATTCGCTTAGTATCATTTATTGCTTTAGAAAGATATTTATCCATTTGTATTTCGGAAAACGCTAATAGAGAATCCACACTCTCGTTTAACTTCTCCTCATTTGTGCCCCTTAGGTGTCTTTGTGTCTTAGGCAAACGTTTAGCAGGAACCGATAAAGCGATTAAAGGAGCGTTATCCCCATAGAGTTTTCTAAACCTCTCATTTATCCCTTCTCTCAAAGCAATAGTTCTAGATTTAAATATTTCTTTTTTCTCTGCTACAGTAAGAGCGGTATATTCCCACTCATTAATTTCCATAGGTGCATTTAACCCCCTTAACATAAGTCTTAATTCCTCTAACTCGCTTTCAGTGAGTAAAGATTTTATGCCTCCTCTTTTCTTAAATTCTGCAAATTTTCTTTTAGCAGTGTAAGCTCCATCGACTAATTTCTGGGCTTTTTCAGGCCTAGTATATACACTATCATCTGATTTATAAAGTTCTATAGATTCAGCAATCCTTTGTTTAAAGGTAGCTAGACCCTGACCCCCATTGAGTGGCATTTCTTTCAAACTATCTAATAGAGTATTTAAAGATTTATAAGTTGAAAATTCTCCACTAAAATGTGTTAGGACACGTGAGTTTGGAGACTCTATTTGTGCAATATTAGCAAGCAACGTTTTGTTAAGATCCTGCAAATACCTGCCCAAAGAAGTTTCTACGTTTACTTTTTCCGATTTATATTCTCTAAGAAACTCTATATTATCGTTTTGTATTTCGTGCAAAAGTACTCGGTCTTTCCATTTATTTTTACCTGTATAAAAATAAGTAAGATTACCCCACGCAGAAGGAGACTTATTAAAGTGTCCTGATTTTAAATGATACTTGTCATTAAATCTTAACGACACTTTGTTATGGTATACGTCTGGGTTTTGTTTAGTTAGCCCTAATATAGTAGCTATTCTCTGCCTTTCTGCAAAGGGAAGAGCTTGAATTTCTGCTTCTGTCATATTAGCTAACTCAAAATCTTCGTCGGAAGATCTATCTTTTACATTTGTAAAAGTTTGATCTACCCTATAGGATAAATAAGTACTTTCGTCAGCAAACCCTAATAGATAGTGAAAATTTAACCACTCATGTACTTGCTGTACAAAATCTTCTGCGGTTATAGATTTTAAATTAGGATTTTCTGATTTAATCATTTTCCTAATCCCGTCAAGAATAGAAAGTTCTTGTTTTTTAGCACCATCTAACTTAATGGTCTCAGAGAGTACAATAGGATTTTTTTTGTATTTTTGCAATAAATCGGGTAATACTTTTAATGTGGGAGCTATATTAGTGTAACCATTAGTTCGGACTAACTGTTCTTTCTCTTCATCCGATAATTTTTTTGTTATTTTTTCTAACTCTTGAGAAACATTCCACGGTTCTAGTGTATATAAATTGTCAGAATCGACTATATTAAAATACTTTCTAAGAGTTTTTGGCAAAAACTTTGATTTTTTTCTAAACGATTTATTTAAAAGTCTATCAAAAAACTGTTCGTTGTCTCGTACTTCTTGAATAATTGCTTTTTGTCTTTGATTATGTTCTGGAATATTAGTAGACACCCAATTATCAAGTTCTTCCTGAGTAGAAAAGTAAGGGGAATTGTCACCATACTTTTGTTTATAATCAGAATTTCTAAAAACAAAACCATACTTAAAAACAATAGTATTATCCTCAACGATGAGAAGATTAGCAGCTGCAATCCCTATATCATTAATCAAAGTATAATCAATAGGGGCAACAGATTGATTGGTTAGTACATCAGCAAAATTTACTATATTATTTAACTTACTATACTCTGCCCACGTCATTAAATCAGACATATCAGATGAAAGTATCTTCATTGCTGCTACCTCAAAAGGATCAATAGTAGTATTCTTAAAGTTTTTAATTACACTGTTAACCCAATCTAAAAACTTTTTAAAGAAAGAGTAGTCTGAAGTATTAGCGTTTTTGTTTTCTATTCTTTTAATAGATTCTGCAATAAGTTGACCTATTGATTCTTCTGTAAGATCCTCAGGTTTAGAAACTAGTTTACCATATTCTGTTTGATATAACTTATTATTTTTTAAAGCTACTTGATGTGACTCCCACAAAGCTTTTTTAAGCGGAGAATTAGTTTTTAATAATCTGTACCAAAAGTGAGCAGCTTCTTCTGGAAGTTTATTCCAGGCTTCAGGTCTTTTACTTAAGTCGTCTATAATATCCACAGTACCTTCTATAAAGTTAGTGGCCGCTATAGCTCCTTCTACAACAGATCCTTCCTGAGATAAAAATTCAGAAACTAATCTTTGTTCTACTCCTACATTTTCAAGAAACTGGGCTACTACATTTAAAGTATTAACATGAAATTCTAACTGTCCTTGATTTTGAAGATCTATTCCAAATAAGGTATCGTTATTCTGTGTAGTAGTAGATGGTTGAGTAGTAGCTGCAAGTGTCTTAACTTGTTTTTGTTTAGTTCTTTCAGCTATAATAGATGCCTCATCAAAACTATCAAATTCAGGTTCAGAAGCATCATTAGAAGATTCCTGTGCATAGGTCTTAGCTTTAGCTAAGTTATCCCCATTTGTAATTTTAGATTCTTTTACGGGCTCTTTTGTAAAGTCTGGAAACGTTTTCATTTTACTTGTTACCACAACTTCATTTAATTTACCAGGCCAATAGATAGCAGAGTGAATATCAGTAGTTTTTTGTAAAAAGTTACCTAAGAACTCTAAAGTTTCAGGGTTGTCTATGGACTCTTTAATCTTCTTAAGAACAATAGAAAGTTCAATCATAATATCCGTTTGAGCTTCCATAGGAATAAAGTTATGGATAGAACGATACTTGATGTTAGATCCTTGACTCAATAAAACAGTGTTAGCTAAGTCACTAAAGAACCCTCTTACTTCGGGGTTAGGATGATTAAGTCCATCAGAAAAATCTTTTTGTCCTGCATTTACCGTATCTACATCCTTCTCGTTAGTCAACATACCTGGATAGAACATAGTTGTTCCCTCTACCATAATAGAAGTAAAGTTATTTAAGATAATATTATTATTAGCAAAGGTTCTTAGTTTAGAATCTTCTGTATTGTTGAATATAGTATCAAATCTAGAACGCAAGTTGTTCTTAGCTGTAGTGTCTAGTAATCCTGAATCAGGACCATATTTAGCATACCAAGGCTTAAGTTCAGGAGTATTCTGGAAGAAAGACAACATCATAGAATTCATGAGTTGGTTAAAGTTTTTAACTGTTTTATCCCTTCCCCAATACTTACCATAGTAGTTCTTTACCATATGTAAGTGTTGTTTAACTATATCTAAAGAGAAAAAGTCCCATACTTGATCTACTACAGACTGGTTGGCTTCTAGAATGTTAAACGGAGAAACAACACTGTTTTCAAGAATCTTATTAATTCCTTCAGGATTAAAATTGTCTGAAGCTTCTATAATACCTTGAGCAGTAGAATAAAACTCTGTATTAATACGATAATTTGCTGTATTAAAGTCGATGTTAGTTGTTAACTCCAGTAACATTTGATTCTGGGTTTGAACTATATAGTATTGAGCAATAAAAGCCAACTGTGCTTTAAGAGCCTTTGTTCCTTCCTTTGTATTTCTGTTTGCCTTAATTTTATCATAAGGACTTCTGTATACGTTAGGGTTAGGGGGGTAGTTAGTTTTGTTAAAATTTTCTGCTGATAATGCTTCTACAATACTTGGAGTGCTTAATAGTTTTTCTATAGTAAGCTTTTCATCTAGCTTTTTATCTACATATACAGCCTTTTCACCTAACATGTCCATAGCAGGTTTAATATAATCTTTAAACAAGTCAGCAGGTTTCTGTCCTAATGCTTTACCTACCTTAGTAATCTTACTAGATCTAATGTAGTGTTGTACAATAGGTTGGTTAACCAAAAGAATAGCTTCTTCTACAGGAGTACCATTAATCACCATTTGAAGAATTAAAGGGGTTCTTTCCCTATCTGCGTTAAAGTAATTGATCCAGTCTTCCTTCTCGATATCTACGTGCCCATTAATAAACTCGTTGATTACGTCAGAAATTAAATTAATTCCATCAGCATCATACAAACCTCCTAACTCAATCTCTTTAGTGTTTTTATTTTTATTGGCTTTAAGTAAGTAGAATTTATTTAAATCAATAATTTCTGGGTTGCTCTTAAATCTTAATCCTGTTTGTTGATAAAGTTTATGTAAAGCGTTTACTTTAGCATCTACACTTAAAGATTTTTTACCTAAGTTGTTCTCAGTAAAGATTCTAACTGAGGTTTCAATTAAGAACAGAGCACTAGAAGAAATACGACTAGATTTACCTTTCATCTTTTGATACTCTTCAGCAATAGCTGGCAAGATTACGTTAGTGTTTGGTTTTGTAAACTCTGTAAAGATACTAGGCTCCGACAATATAGAAGATATTACAGAAATCATATTGTTAGAAGCAGATCCTTTAATTGCTTTCTCTGAAATGTCTTTCATATCAGCAAGTACTTCATTGACAGCAACTAAATTTTGTAACATTTCTACTACGTTAGGATCTTGACTACGAAGGGTTTTAAATCTCTCAATAGCAATACTAAGCTTCATGTTTAACGGACCAATGTTTTCTTTAAATTCTGTAATTGTATCTGTATCTCCAGACTTCTTAGCTTCTTTTAGATTGTCTATAAACTTCTTAAGAGTTTCAATTTCTTTAGATACTAAGCCAGCCTCTTTAAAGTCAGCAGAGGCAAACAAGCTTTGTAAGCTGTTTGCTTTAACAGCTAAGAATTCATTCTTTGCTAAGATATTATCTATGATTTGTGCTCTAAACTCAGGATCATTTAGTCTAGGATTAGATACTAAGTTTCCATTGTCATCCAACTCTGGCTCATACATAAACAATTTATCTATGTCAAAATCCGATCCAGACTTAGTCACAATGGAAGGAGGAACTACCATTACAGGACCCCCTACATTAGATAAGAACTTACGTACTCTAAAATACTCCATAGAGTTTAATCCTTGTACAGGAATACGTACTCCTACTATAGTAATTTTAGCAGAGTGTTCTGTTACCCAAGCATCATCTTCTAAAGCCTGGTTAAGTCTATCTAAAGTTGCAATACGTTCTCCGTTCCAAGTAAGATTAAGTAAAGGAGAATGTTTCTTAGGATTAAAAGGAATTAAAACATCTGCAGGTTGTACTACTCCATTTTCAACACGATAGTCTCTTAAACCACTTACGTTAAATCCACTTGCTATAGTTTTAAGTTGAGCAGTAGTAGGTTTCTTCATCCTAGTTCCTAATTTATTAAACCCTGTAGAAGCTAATTGAATATACGCTTCACCGAACAACTTAGGTCTTAATACACGTTTAGATAGTGCACTAGAAATAATCTGATCTATTAAAGAACGTTGTACACCTGCATCTAAAGAAAATACAAAAGAATTGGTAAGAGTAGGTCTTAAGAAAGAGTATACCGAAGTAGGAACATCCTTCTTATCAAATTCATTTTCTAACCAAATGGTAAAATCCATAGTATTAATAGCAGTTATATTTCCGTTATCATCTACAGTTGCTCCAATTTGAGAATAGATTTTTGCTTTTTCTACGTCTACAATAACTTGTACGTTTTCAATAAAAGCATTTTGAAGAGCGTTAATCTTATCTTTTAAGTGAGCATACTGAGGATTCATTTCTCCTGCTACATAAAAGTTAGAAAAAATAAGTTTAACCATCTGAGTAGAAAGAGTAACTTCGTTCTTAGTCTTAGGAGCTATGTACTGCTGTCTACGCAATCCGTCAATAGGAAGTCTAAATACAGCTTCAGGATCTACTTTAGTAAGTTTTAATTCGCCATTCTCTCCCTCTACATACGTAGAAACCCCCTTTACATTTTTCTTTTCATAGTAAGAAAGTTCTTTTGTAGGAGTAGACATCTTATTACCACTAGAAAAGGTCGCTAAATCAACTCCCTTGTCTAAGTAATCCAGCATTAAACCTTCTAAGTCAGTATCAAACACCATAGAAGGACTCAAAGGAAATACAGAGTACTTACCTAGTACATTGTATTTTGTGTAATCTGTAGGAGATCCATAGTATCCTAACTTTAAAGAAGTTAAAATACCTAGATTACTCTTTTCAATTAAATCATATACTTTGGCTTTGTCTGCATCAGACTTAGACTCTCTGTAAGTTTTAATTGCTTTAAATACTTCTAACTCATGTTTGTATGCTTTCTCCAGTTGAGGAGGCCATTCTCCTACAGAGTTAAGATAGAAACGAATAAAATCTAAACTAGCATAAGCTTGAGCATTTGCCTCTTCGTCCTGTGCAAAAACAGCATTGACGTTGTTATCAATCTTTTTAGTTTCTTTAGCTATTTCCCCAGGAGTAAGAGGACCTTTAACAGAAACTAATGCACTTAGATAATTTTCTCTCATGCTCTCTCTGATACTATCTCTTGTACTTTCGTCTAGATACTCAAATGTTTTTACATCTTCGTACTGTACATAGTTAAGATTATTATCATAAGCTCTTGCTTTTCCTTTACCTCTTTGAAGTTCTTCTAATCCTCTAGACAAAACACCGTTAGAACTATTGTTCCAAGAGTTAATATCTTGATTATCCAAACGAGGTTGTTTTCCTGGAGAAATAGCAGCACCTAGACGCTTAAATACCTCTCTCCATTCTCCGTTTTTAATCTTAAAGTTAGAAGGATCCCCTATAAGCAAGTGCAGTAACTCTACCTGGTGAGCATAGTAGTTAGTAGCAAAGTGCATTAAAATAGAGTTTATCTCCTCATCAGTGTATTCAGAGCCATCGTTCTTTGGGTACAGTCTATTAAACTGTTTGGCCAAGTCTTTGTTTTCTCCTTTGCTTAGGATTTCTATAAAAGAAGTTCTTAGACTCTGAACAGAATCTGTAAAGTAATCTGTCAAAGAGTTTTTAAACTCCCCATAAAGACTGTTACTAGACATTCCAAACATTCCAAGTAAAGCACCTTTAAGAGCAGCTTTGTTTTCAGCAACATTTATAGCTTCCTTAATTCTATCTTGCATAGATTCAGGAATCATATCTTTAAATATAATAAAGTCTGATCCTAAAATTTCTTTTCTGTTTGATTGTGCTTTGTCATCAAACATACGCATAGCCTCAAAATACAAGTACTGTTGCATCTGTGCTACAAAAGAAGAAGCAAGTACAGTTTTATTTTTAAAGTTATATTCTTCGTACGGAAAGTACTCTCTATCTGATTTGTTACCGTTTATAGAAGTTGCAAAAGAACTACTCTTAGCTCCTACTCGCATATTTTCTACAATAGCATCTCTCTTAAAAGAGATAAAATCTTGAAGTAACTTACCATCTCCAGTAAGGTTAGTTGTCTTGTCCCCCATAGAAGTTCCTATGGTATAGCCTGACATGTTAGCAACTCTTAATTCTACATCCTCTCCTGCAGTAGTAACTCTTCTTGTACCATCATCTTTACGAAACATCTTCTTCATTAGGATACTGTATTCTAAGAAGTTGTTTGTTTCAGGATTTAAGTGACCACTTAAGTCATAGATACTATCTACACTATTAATCTTAGAAACAGTGTCTATCAAGTGATTCCATTCTCTTACTGCGTACTCTAAGTTACCTTCTGGACTAATGTATGAAGCAGAGTTAGAAATATTATAGATTTTTTCAAAAGCAGAAAAAGCAGAAGTTCTTTCGTTATCTAATGTAGCAAACTTAAAATGTGCCGCTACGTATTCTTTTATTGCTTTCTCTTTAGGACTAGAACCTAACTTATCTATCTGAGCTTTAAGTTGCTTAGACAAATCAGAAGACAAAGTCAATAAAGGGTTAGAACCTACAACAGGTGCAGAAAGTTCTGAAGGAAGCATTGAAATAAGATTTAACTTAAACAATGCATTGTTTGCTACTCGTACAATGTTTCTTGTATTGGTAGGAGTAAATACTGGATTTACACTAAACTGTAATTCTCCTTTCTTATTAAACAACAAGTTAGGGTTTCTATTACCAATTAAATCAATACCAAAAACATCATTTAAAAATTCAAAAACTGCTTTGTGAGAACTGAAACCTGTTTCTTTATAGATAGAGTAGTCTGTTAACACACCTGCAGAATCAAATATAGCTAAAGTACTTTCACTAGAATCTGTTATTCTATATTTACGAAGTCTGTTAGTTACAAAGTTTTGATCAAAGTATTCTATAAGCTTTTCTTGAGACAAAGTATTGTTCAAGAAAGTTACGTGTTCCATTACAGTGTCCTTATCTTGAGATACTTTGACAGTTGTAGATTTAATTCTAGACTTAACTTCATAAGGAGATACAGTAGGCATAGCTGCAAACTGCATAAACTGTGCTTTTAAAGCCATCTGAGACAATGAAAGTGTGTCAGTAGACTTAGGTAACCTATCTATTAAGTTCTGTAACTGAGGAGCAATATCCAAAGAGTCTCTTAGTCTCTGCAATGCTTCTTCATAGTTTATAGAACCGCTTACCTTATTTAAGATTAAGTTCTTGTTTCTAAGAAAGTCCCCTGCTTGTGGTAAACCAAAAGAATTACCTGTAGCTGTTATTAATTCTCCTTTATTGTTATAATAGATTCCTGGAAGAGTTTTAATAAGTTGTAAAATTTCAGGAGAAGCAAGTGTCATAGGATCTACATCTTCTGCATTTGCAAAACTTCGACTATCTCTAGTAAAGTTTTCTTCATTCATTTCATCTAACCTATTGTCTACATCAGACTCGTTTATATTATTTCCTAAGTAGAATACACCTCCTTTAGAGTTCTTTTGGTGATTCTTTACTACTTGACTCCAACCATCATTCTCTGCAGTACGTACTACTAATCCTTTTAGATTCTTTATTCTAGAATTTAAAACAAGTGCAGTAGCTTCATCAGCAGTAGTTGCTTCTAGTTGTAAAGCACTGATATATTGCAACATAGAATCCCTAGCACTTTCATATAACTTAGGAAGGTACACAGACTTAAGTCTAGTGTCAAGCAAGAAAGACATATCTAACTTAGAAACGTTACCGTTTGCATCTGTAAAATTGTCCATTGCATCTGCTAAGAAGTAGTCAATAGCACTAAATATTTCTGCAGCCTCTAAAGCGTTATAACCAAAAGGAATAACTCTACCATCCTTTGCTTTGTATTCAATCTGGAAAGCTTTATTTCTGTTTAAAGCTTTTTCAGAAATGTTACTGACATTTGGTTTGTATTCAGATAATTGATTAGAATATAATTTTTCAAACAACCCAGCAATACCTTCTACTAATGCTTCTGGATTTTGTTGAGCAACCTCTTGAGGACTTACTATAAATAAATCTGTAAGAAAGTCCCAAATTCTTTGAAAGATATTTTTTACAGGAGTCTCTACTATAGGGGGAACAACTTCAGGATTAGATTTATTTAAAGCAAAGTCTCTAAACTCTTCTGCAAGCACTTCTTCTATCTGACGATTAGTTAAAGAGTAGTAAGGTACTTCAGTACCATTAATATTAACAGTAGAAGGTCTAGATTTAACTGTTTGATATAAAGCAGTTCTCTCTTCTTTGGTCATGAATCGTTGAGTAAATTCATGCCATCCTTCGTGATAAAGATCGGAGTAATCAGATCCTTTGTATAAAGTAATTGCAGACTTAGTCCATGTAGCAAAAGAACTTTCTTCTTTGTTCTGCATGTTAGCAAACTTTAAGTGAGCAGACAAAGGAGAACTCTTGAACCAGATATAAGAATCTAATAACTGTCTGCCATTAGCAATCTTACGTGTTTCATCAAAAGCAACTTTTTGTAGATTCTCACTTATAACTCTTTCTGCTTTAAATCCTTGAGCAACAAACTTCATTACTCTCTCTGAAGCTTTTTCTAAAGTTTCATTCTCCTGTACAAAACTGTGTATAATGTTTGCTTGTTCTTGTATTGGAAGATCTTTAAAGTTTGGATTGTTCTTATGTAGCTTCTTGCTATAAAAGATAGCAGTGGCTAATGTAGCTTGTTTTACATTGTTGTAAGAGTTTAAAAAGTGATTGTATAAAGGATTGTCTACGACTGTTTCTTTTCCTTTTACTTTTATCACCGTTTTATCTAGAGGATAACCTCCGTTTCTATTCCATACAAAATAGGCAAAGTCTTCTCCTACTAGGTTACTAAGGTGAGTAAACTCAGCACGTATACTACTATCACTTAAATTAGGACAAATCATTTTATTTTAGTTGTTATTATTACAAATATAAGTTGTTAATGTTGTTTTGGTTTAAATATCAAAGATACTTAAGCAATATCATCTAGGTCACCTTTACAAGCCTCTTTAACTTCTTTAGCTGCTGCTCTAAGTTCTTCTTCATCTTGTAAAGAATCTAAGAAAGGAGACTCACTAGTTACTTCTGCCTGAGGCTCTTCAAAAGTATTTGCTGTAAGTACAGGACGAGTCTTCTTAACAACAGGAGTTTCTGCAGGTTGTGTAGGAGCAACAGGATCAGTAGGGACAGTAGAACTCATCTTACCTTCAGAAGGATTTGCTAAATCTATTTCTGCAAGGAATCTAGGAGTACCAAAGTTTTTACCAAAAGGAGAATTAGGCTTTACTAAAATAATAGTAACAGGCTTTTCTCTTTCTGCTATTTGTACTCTAGCTGCATAGAACGGAGAACCTAATGCACCTGGATCCTCTGAATCATAAGGAGTAAGTTCAAAGTATACACTAGCTCCCGTACCTCCATTATTATTTTTTATTAACTTAGGATAGTACACAGTAGATAATTTACTTGGATCTGCAAGAACTGTGTTAACTGCCATTTGATAGAATTCTTCTCCAATTCGAGTAATCCCTGATAATTGAGAAGCATCTGGTACAGCGCTTCTACTTATAGCATCTAATGCTCTAGGGTATAAAAGAATAGACAAAGTCTGTAATGCAGATGGTCCACTAGGTTTAGCAGGTTCTTCTAAAGCAGCTAGTTCTTTTAATTCATTATTTAATAAAGAAAGTGTACTGTTTACATGATCATAAAAATCTTTAGTATCTGTATTTTTTCCAGCAGGTTTTGTTGGCAAGTTCATACTATTATTAAATGCTTCTAAATCTTGTTTAGAATCACTTAAAAAACCTATGCCATCTTTTAATTTACCATTACCATTATCTTCTCTGCTTTGAATAACTCCTATTCCTTCATTAAGTATTTTAGATAATTTTTCAAATACTTGAAATCCGTAATTATTATTTATTTGTTCTTCACTTCCTTTATTAATCCATCCTTTTTCTACTCCAATTCCAAATACTGCATACCAGTTACCTGCTTTTACATTTTTCTTACCAGCTTGTCCAGTACTAATATAAAAAGGTATATTATATTTACCTATTTTCATTAACACCATCACCCTATCAGAATAATCAATTGTATTATATTCTTTACCATTAATATTAATAGGAGATAATAACTTATTATTTTTTAACCAATTTAATTTTTCATTTAAAGTATTTAATTTAGACAATTCTTCTACTATTTTAGAAACAGGAGTAGATATTAAGTCTATATCAGCTTTAGCATCTATAGGTTGAGCAGGAACAGCAGGAACAGCAGGAGCATCTACTACTTGTTTAGGAGTTTCTACCTTAGGCTCAACTCCAACTATTTCTGGAAACTTTTCTTCAAGAATTTCAGTAGAAAGATAAACAACCTTGTTTACAGGTCTAGCTACTTCTCCATCTTTAATAGGGAAGTTGTGAGTATCTTTTAAGTACTCAGCGTAAGACTGAGTTACAGGGCCTTCTGGTTTAAGTCTTAAAATAGAATCTCCACTCTTCATCAAAGTGAGACTTGCCTTGTAATAATGGTTTTTAAGAACGTTTGCAAACTCTTCTTTAGTTAATACACTGTTTTGAAATCCCGTAGGAGTCTTTTTTGATTGAACAATTACTACAGGAAATTGACCATTGCCAGGTTCATAGTCTTCGTTTACAAAAAAATGTAAACGATTATTTCTGTCCACTTGATTAATTAAATTAAACAAATAACTTTCAGCTTCTTTAGGACTTGCAAAATAAGGGTTCTCTTCAGAGAAATATAATTCAGCTAATGCATCTGCTTCAGCTGGATCTACTGTATTGTTAGTCAATAAAGTAGGATTACCATTATTGTTAAAGTAAACACGACCTTTCTCAAAAGCATAATTCCTTCCAAACACAGGCTCTCTAGGATCTTCTATAATCTTAAACTCACTGATTCTTGCTTTCTTTATGTTTTCTAATTCCGTACTACTTCCTCTTTCAAAAGTAGTTATAGGAGTAGGAAGCATAACCCCAGAAGAAACATCATAATCAAAATCTAAATAAGGGAAAGTATCTGAAAGAGAATCTGCTTCGGATACTGCCTTCTTTAAAGCAAGTAATCTTTCAAATGTAACTGCATTTTTATTCCTAAGTTCCTGCTCTGATCCTCCTAGCTTAGAGTATTCCGCAATTACTCTATCACTAATTTTAAAACTTCCTGAGTCAACTAATGATAAGTTTAATTCCATAGGAAGCCCCTCTAGTGTTATTAGACTTTTTTCTGAATCTATTGCCGTAATAATTGCCTCTGGGTTTGTAAATAAACCAGAACCTACTGGATACAACTTATTAGGCTTAAGAGGGTCAACGTCAACCTTAGTAGAGGTAAAAAAGAATTTAATCATTCCTGAGTCATAGAAATTCTTTCCTATAATTGCATCTATAGGAGTCATTAGAATTTCTTTATCCTCCTCACTCATAGCATTCCAACTATCTAGAGACATTTGGTTTTCAGAAATATGAGTAACAATCTTTTCAAACTCTTCTCTAGGATTTACATCTTGACTTCTCTGACCTATGTGATAAAGTAAGAATAGTTTCCTATTCATAATCCTAATCTTAATATTAGGAGTAGTAGTAAGTTGCTCTATTAAAGATACATTTCTTTTTACTGCAGGATCTTCGTTCTTGGTATTATTCTTAGTATACTCAAGTGCTGCACTTCTTAAAGGAGAAGCTAAGTACTCTAACTGGGTTTTACGAGCCTGTACTTCTTGAGTAACTACTTCGTTTAACCTATCAACTTTACCTTTTTGTTTAGGATTAGGCTCGTTTTTCTTAGCTACAGTCTTAGTTCCAGTGGGGGGAATAGTTGTAGTAGTTGTAGTCGTAGTCGTAGTTGTAGTTTTTTGAGCTACTCTATCTGCAGGCATATCATTTGCAAAGTATCTATCTGCAATAAACTTAAGAAATATTACAGCATCTGCTTTACTTTTATTCTCTTTATTAGCTCTCCATACAGATAAGAAAATATTTCTAAACTCTGCAGGAGTAATCTTTTTGTCAAGCAAGTTATCAAAAGCATTTATTAAAGTATCATAATCTTTTGTGCCTTTACTAAATACTGTAGCCAATCGTTTTTTAATTTCTCCTTCGATAGCTGGAGCAAATCCTAAAGGATTACTCTTTGCCCTCTCTACCATTCTTTCATATCCTGCAAGGTAAATATCATCTCTGTTAGACTTACCAGACTCATCTACTACTTCAGGAGTTTCAGCTGCTTGTAATGCTACTTCGTTAAATTCTTTTTGTCTTTCTTGATCTTCTTCACTTTCAGGTAAAACTTGAGTGCTTACAGATTGTTTTGATCTAGCGTCTGCTCTTCTTTGAATAAGCGCCTCTCTTGAATCTTCTAGTTCTTCCTGTGTATACTTTGCAGCAGGGAACATTTGATTTACCAAATCTACATTATAAGCGTAGTTAGTATTTTTTAAAGTTACCTTATCTAAAAAATCAACAAGGACTTTAGACCTAACCTCAGGAGTAGCTTCAGCTAAAGCAGACTGTGCTCTATCAAAACTATCGTTAAGATTCTCTTCAATAGTTTCATACAAATCCTGATTAACGTGGTCTTTGTTTGATTCCAAATACTCTTGTGCTTTAAGCATAGAGTAGAAGTCGCCCTCTTGTTCCATAGTATTAGCATCAAAAGTGCTAACCTTTTGTTCTATTTTATTTTGACCAAATTCATCTCTTTCATTGGTAAGATCATACATCTGCTTTCCGTAAGCATCAAGTAATCTTTCTTTATGTTCAATCTGACCAGGAACCTCTTCTTCTCCCTTTAACTTAAGATAGTTTAAATCATTTCTAAGTGCAGTCATAGATGATACAAGATCTCCTGCACTGTCTATACCCATTACAGCTTCTATCTTCTCGTCATATACTTTCTTAATAATCTCATTCTTTTCAGAATTAGTTAAGTTAGCATAACGATCTATTCTCTTCTGAGTCTTTAAGATAGACTTGTCTATAGATGCAATTTCTTTATCAACGTCTTCTTGAGAATATTGTAAATCAGCATCTTGCAATACTCCTTTCTCGTAAAAAAACTTTTTGTCCTCGTCAGTAATCTCTCCCTTTTTGACAAACTGAGTATTAGCCCTAGTTAACCTTTGATACATAAGGGTCAACTCTATACGTTTGTCTTGTTCTTCTTTAGTAGCAGTCTCTCTAGGAGGTAACTCTGCTAGTTGCTGTTTGATCTCCTGTACTCTAGTTGTTTGTTCTTTAGATAGCTTATTTCCTATCTTGTACTTAGCTAAAGTGTTTTTTTCATCCTCAGATAAAGAGTCATAATCTATTTGAAGTAAATCATTCTTTCTAAGAAGGTTTGTAAATAAATTGTACTGTTCGTCTTTATCTAGGTTTAAAGTCTTTAGGTCTCTGATACTATCAAAGCCTACCATTGACTTAAGTGTACCTTCTAAGTTACGAGCCTTAGCCATACCTTGAACAAAGTCTTGGTCTGTTATCTTTCCTTTGTCTTTTAAGTCACTAAGTTTAGCTATGAATAGGTCAGCATTATTTGCTGCTTCCCAGTTAGCCATGTTATTTAAGTTCTGAGGTCTAGTGTAAGAGTAAGCTCCTGCACCTGTAGTACCAAAACTATATATCAAACCTGCAGCAAACGACTCTACTAATGTATCAGTTAATGTTTTTGCAGTAACTTCTTCACGATCTCTCAAAGCATACTCTTCAGGCATCAAAGTATTCTGAACAATAGAGTTACCAATAAGAGAAAGTTCTTCTTCTAATGCTTCAACTGCATTTTGTTTAAGACCTAATTTAGCAAACTGGTAAGAGTTATTTAAATACGCACCTAATCTTTGTCCAAAACCTAATTCTAAGTTCGCTGCTCTCATTGCAGAAGATGTTAAGGTAGTAGTCATAGGACGCATCTTTAATGCTCCTACGTCAGGAAATCCTACTGCTTCAGCTGTTGCCTCTACTATACCTCCTGCAAAACCTCTTTTTAAATAGTCACCCCCCCATCTTTTTTCTTGTTCTACAAAGTGGGGTATAGTGTTAGCTGCAACAGAAGCAAAAGTTGCAATTCTATCTGCTAGTTTAAGTTCTTTACCTAAGGCAGAAACTTTATTTAAAGCATCGTAACCACGAGCTACTCCTGCTGCTGCGCTAGAAGCCCAACCTAATTCTGCTCCTGCTACTCCTTTTATTGCTCCACCTACTAAACCTCCTACAGCAATAATAGGCATCATCTGTGCAACCATAGCTCCTCCTGCTTCAGGAATTGCTCCAAAATTAAATCCTTTAGATCCATCAGTTTTTGTATACATAAACTGATTAGACATTACAGGTTTATTTTCTTTATCGTAAGTAACTACTTCAGGCTTATAGAAAGCCTCACTAAATACTGCTTTATCAAAATTACTTCCCCCAAATAAATCTTGTGTCCACTGTCCTGGAAGAGTGTCTCCAAATGCTTTAATTGTACTTCTACGTGCAGAACTACTTTCTCCAAATAAAGTTTTTTGAATGTCTGGAGCATATTTATCTACTTTGTAAACACCACTAAGTGAGTTTAATCTTTGATCTATTATGTTTAAAGAGTTTCTGTAGTACTTAATGTTATCTGCATTGTAGTCTACTGCATCTCTAGGTTTTAATAACTCTCCTTGAAGTTTTTGCATTATTGCACCCTTTAAAGAAGACAAAGATTCTTTTTCTAAATCATGTTTAAAGTTTGCACTTATTTGATTTTGAGTAGGATTAGCAAAAGCATTTCTTGCATCTTTTTGAAACTGTGCACTTTCTTCTCCCTCTCTATAAAGATAATGTCCTTTAGTAGCAAAAGCATCGTCAAGTCTAGGAGCAACAAATGCATCAAAGTCTTTAAATGAACCTGATGATCCATGTCTTGCTTTTTCTAAAGCTTGATTAAGTTCTAATGGACTCTGATACTTTTGTATTACTTGTTGTCCGTAAGATTTAAAATCAGCTTCTTTTAAAGCGTTGATACCTTCAACAAAAAGATCTCTAGGAAGTACTGATCCTGATATAGAAGCTAAGTCAGGATTTGCTTGAGTTAAAAGTTTTTTCTTTTTTTCTACTTCAGTTTCTTTACCTAAGAAAAATCCTTTTGCAGTAGAGGCGAGACTCTCCCCAAGACCAGAGAAAGTCTCCATAGCATCAAACAAAAAAAGATTATCTTGTGCTTTCTCTCTAATGCTTTCTATCTCTCCGTAGATATTATTAATATCTTGTTTAGAGGTAGCATTTTCTATTCTATCAAATACAGAAGAAGCTGCCCTATCTGCAAATTGAGCATTAGGCATAGCTTGTCTGTATAAACTCTTAAGAGAGTTTAACTTTACATTTCTTTGTTCCTGTAGTAGTTTTTGATTTTCTAATCTGTCTGCCTCTAGTACATCTATTTCTGCTTTCTGTTGATAAGCATTCTGTACTTCCAAAGGTACGAGAGCATTAAATCTGCTTCTCATATCTCCAGGAGCTGCCCCCGCTAAAGGACGAGCATAAGGACCTACACTACCTTTAAATTTATCTGGCATTACCTTGGCTCTGTGTCGGGTTTAACTCTTCTAATATCTTGTGCATTAAACAGAGACATTGCATCCATACTTCCTAATTCTTCTAAGTCAAACTTATAACCGAATCCACCTGCATCTGTTATGTAATAGTCTTCAACTGCTACATCTTTCTTTGGAACTAAAGTATAACCTGAACCCATATTAGCATCTCTAGAATTTACTTCACTAATGTCTACAATATCACCATTTCTATCTTGAATATCATATAGTCCAGTAGCAATATTTCTTAAATTTTCTATTGTCTTTCTATACTTAGAATCATCGCCAAAAGTGGCTTTAATTGTTTTAGTATCTTGAGGATTCCAAGTATTGCTAAGTACTGCACGAAGTAAAGCATCTTTTACATTTACAGGTATATCTTGTCCATTAGCATCTTGACCCCTCGATAATAATTTCTTAAGAGCAACCATTAACTGTTGTTGTTTCTGTAAATCGTTAGTTCCAACACCTGATAAAAGATCATTTTTAAGAGTCAAGCCTGTAGGTTTACCTGAAACACTTTGAGTGTCTTTCATAAATCCACCATCTATTTCAAAACTTCCAGGAGGCAAAGCAATCTTACCTTCTTTTGCTTTAGTGCTAAGTCCCATTCTATCAAGAGTAACTTCTTCTTGTATTCTTAAACTGGATTCATAAGCTTTTAATTTGTATTGATCATCATCTAGGTCTTTTTCTACCTGAGTATAAGCGTAGGCATTACTTGCATCAAATATAGTTTGATCTTGTAGATACCCTATTACTTCATTATCTGGAATATCTGCTAAATTTCTAGAAACTCTTTCGGTTAAAATATTTTTTTGCATATACGCCCTACTTAAAAGACGATCTACTTCAAGAATCCTAGGATCATCCATAGGTATATTCTTTTGCTTAGCCATTTCTTTTTTACCTTCTAAGTCTGCAATCTGTGCATTACTTAATTGTAAAGTTTCATTAATGTGCCCTAAGTACTGAGTTTTAATCCCATCTTGATTAGAATTTAAATACTTGTATTGAGAATCCATTTGTAACTGCTCACTTTCAGCAGGTGTAAGCATAGATAAGTAAGCATCTCTGATACGTCCTTGGTCTACACTACTTACTATGGTTTTTTGAATACGTCTTCCATCTGGAGTATACTCATATTCAGTTGTAATCATAGGCTTAATCTTAGAAAAAGCTTCTCCCCACTTTTTACCTGTTCCCTCTTGATAAGGTTTATAACTTTGGTAACCTAGTTTACTTGCAACATCTCCATTATTCTTCCATTCTGCAATATCTTTAAAAAAGAAATAGTCATTAGCAGGCCCCCTAAGTTTAGGATCAAGTTTTTTATACTCGTCCATCATAGTATTATAAGTCTTAGAAGACTCTACTGCAGTACGAAGAGTAGGATCGTTTTCTAAAGGTCTTCCTATGTTTAAAACAGAATCTACATTTCCTTTAACGGAAAAATCTAAACCTGCATTCTGGTTAATTGCTTTAACCATGTTAGACATGTTCTTATCAAAGTATTCTTTGTCTACATCTCTAACTAGGTTGTTTCTTATTTTACCATAAGCATCTATACTCTGTTGTACTCTAGATCTACCTTCATCAAACATTTCCTGTTTTTTAACAGCAAGTTTAATTAAATCATCTGCAGGCAAAGATTCAACGTAGTCTGGGTAAACAAATTTGGTATGTTGGGCTGAAATTGGCATGGTTTAATATTTAGATTTTTTATACATTCCTTTTTTAGCAACCTTCTTTTCCTTGGATGTAGTACCGTCTACATAGTCATTGAATTGATTGAAGTAAAAAGGTAGTTGTCCATCGACTACATCCATCTGACCTTGAGACTTTGTATTAAAAGAAGGAACAAGGTTATTAATAAAAGCAGCTTTACGAGACTCACTTTGATCAAAGTAAGCTTTCTTGTTAATCAAGTTTGCAATTGCTGCTTGTTTTTCTGCAGACTGAGCATCACTTGCTTGAGCCATTAAATTATTATGCACACTTTGAAAAGCATTCATGTTCATCTGCTTTGCTTGGAAATCCATTTGAGCATTCGCTTGATCTGTATTAGCCCTACTTTGCATGTCATAGTTTTCTCCAGTTTCTGAAATTTTTTGCTTAGCATCTAGTCCTGCAATATAAACGTCTAAAGGATCTGCTCCTGCTCTCATTGCAGCTGTACCTGAATTATCTACGTTCTGCATCTGACTACGAGTATTGTAAGTTTGAGAACGAAGATACGGAGACGTTACTTCAGGAATAGCATAAGCATATTTTTCTTGTGCTTGAGCAAGTCCCATAAATTCAGGAATAGCTTGATACAAAGGAAACTGCCCTGCAGTATATTGTCCTCTTGGAGGAGTGCCTGATTGATTGAATGTTATTTCTCCTGGATCTACTGGAGCATTTTCATACTGATAGTCCATACCATCTTCTCTACTTTTTAATCTTAACATTTCCCCAATAGTAGTATTTCCTATAATTCCATCAGCTTTTGATATAGGCTTTCCTTTATACATATCATCGTACACACCTTGAGGAGTAAGATCAACATCAGCTAAAATATCTTTAAATTCTGGATTGTCTTTTAAATCAGCCAAATCTAAATAAGATTGTTGGAAAGTAGTACCTTGCTCCGTGCTTAGGGGAGTCATACCTAGTTTCGTTGCTATCTGATTGTATATTTTATTCTTCATCCCTCCTGATGTTCTATCAAGATCTTCTGTTTTAATATCTAGATTAGGATCATTTTTAGCAGCTTCTTTAATTGTGTAAAATTGTTTTTGAGCATTCATAAAGTTATCCATGAATTGATCTTTAGTGATATTTTCATTAGGATTTCTTTGTTTGTATTTAGCATACATTGCATCTTTAACTTTAGCAAACTCTGGACGATTAAAAGTGCTGCTTAATTCATCAAAGTTTGTATTGTAGTCTCTAAGAGTAGTTTTCTTATTAGCCGCAGTTACTTTCATAGGTCTATTGTTTTCTCCCATGACATAGTCTCCTACCTGAATAGAAGGATCTCCTTGTTTTTTAATGGTAACTCCTGCAGGAACTTTATACTTAACTCCTCCACCTTCCATCTGTAAAGTTTGTGCTTCTTGAACATTTCCCCCGTATTGCATTTCTGCAAGTATTTTATCTTGCACACTTTGAGGAAGTGCTCTGAAGCCTGCATTGTTTATGCTTGCTCCATTCTTTGCTTCCATCTCTCCGTTAGAATTTCCGTTAAGAGCCTGTTGATCATTAAACAAACTATCAAGTATTTTCTGGTTACGTTGCATCATAATAGAAGCTGTGTCCTTATCTACTTGTTTAGCAAAAGGATTCTCTAGAGTCTTTTTGTAAGAAGTGATGTCGTAGTTCTTAGCCATTTGAGCAAAGGTTTTCTTAGAACCTTCTGGCTTTAGACTGTTAGAGTATACACGAGTTTCATTAGGAAGGTTTGTAGGTATCCCCCCATTAGCATGAGAGGGGCCTGTAGCCATCTCTGTTTCAAAGTTTGGAAGTTGGATAAATTCTCCACCTTCAATCTCTACATTATTGCCCCCATCAGAGGAATAACGTTTGTTTATTTGTCCACCCATTTTGACTTCGATTGTATTTTTTCTTCCTGTTCCCCCACTACTAGTACGACCATACATATGGTTGTAATCATAAATAGGTTTAGATTCTCGTTGTTGTATTGATTCGTTATAATTACGTTGATTTTTTAAATCTTGATTGTATGCAAGACTTGCATCTACGCCTAAAAGTCCTATTGTAGGCCAATAATTTGGTTCAGTATCTTTTTTATTTTCAGGCTTTGTTTGACCTTCATTTGCTTTAGTACCTGTATTACTATAAAGAAAGTTCAACGTCTTAGAAGCATCGTTAAATGTTCCAGGCTCATAAGTAGTTCCTTCTGAAGTAATTGTACCTTCAGGCATTAAAGAACTTCTGTAACTTCCTTTAGGAGCAAAGGGTTTACCTAGTGTATTAGGATTAGGTTGAGCAAACTCTTTTTGCATTACTGCATTCAAGTCTTCTACAGTAGGTATACTAATGCCTTCTTCATTAGGAGTATCATTTGATCCCCCAGTGCCAAATTTTTTGTAAAGCGAGTATCGTAACATGTTTTAATTATTTATGTTATTAACATAGAAAGTTAATAACTGCTTGAGTTTAAGCTAGTTATACAAATATACAAGATTAAGATAAAAAAGCAAGGGTTGATTTCTCAACCCTGACCTCTACTTTTCTTGAGATAATTTTTGCTAGACTTTGACTTAGATGCCTTAGTCTTTGCTACAACTCCCTTTCTTTTTACTTTAGGTTTAACTGTAAACTTTGAAGATGAAGATGTATTTGATTTAGATGCTTTAGCTGCCATATATTTAGTTTTAGTTTATTTTAGTTTAGCATTTCCAACGTCTACGTGCTTGACGTATTCTGCTGTTAGGATCATTCTGTGTAGCCTGTGAAGATCCACGTAGTTGTCCTAATGAACGAGCACAGTAAGATTTTCTACGATTAGCTGCTTTGCTACCTGCTTTAACCTTACCTGTTACTGCTGTACTTAATTTAGATCCAGGGTTTGCTCTACGATAAGCCATAACTCCTTTTTGAGTCATGCCTGCTCCTGACTTAGTAGGACGATAGTTTGCTCCTGGACCTTTAGTAGTCTTAGCAATAGTTCCTCCTTTAGCCATATAAGCTGATTTAAGTCTTCCTCCTGCCATAAATTTGTATCCATACTTAGAAGCATCTTGTCTAGCTTCAGATACATTTCCTTTATTAGCTGCTACAAATCTTGCCTTAGCAACACTAGTAGGCATCTTACCGCCATCAGCCATTTCACGTTTAATCTTACGTTCTTGCTTAAGCATTTCTGGAGTAGGCTTCTTTCCAGAACCTCTCTTAGCACGGATGTTATCCCACAAACCTCGTTGTGAATAAGATCCATCTTTACGTTTTATCATCTGTTTCATTTTTTTACTTTTGATTTAGCTAAGAAAGAAGCTAAGTCATACTTTACTTTTTCTCTATTGAATTGCTTTGAAAGTTGATTAGCTAATTGCTTTCTATTCTTTTTATCTTTTACTCTACGTAGAATACTTGCTACTCCATTAACCATCTGTTTATCGTCAGAGGCTTTACCTCCTTTAGCAAATTTCTTAGAATTCTTATATGCACCCTTAAGTCTTGAACCTGAGGGTGCATTAGAATTTGCAATTATAGAACCATTAACTCCTGGGACAAACATACTTATGGACGAATTGAATTATATAACTTAGCTTCAGCTAGTATATTATTTAAAGTTTTTCTTGCTTTACTCATTTTATCTTTAGCTTTCTTAAGCTTGCCTACATTAGCAAAAGCTTCCGTAACTGCAGCAGGTTCTGCTACTTTAGAAAGTTGTTCTGGATTTATTGCAGTTTGTTTTAAGTTACTAGCATTAGACATGCCAGAGTTAGTGTTAGCTGTTGCTCTTGCGTTGTTTTCTGCCATAGCTTTATCCCATTGTTGTGGGGTATAATTCCAAGTTTCTGAAGAAGCAGTAGCAGAAGTCTTAGCAGCAGGTTGAATTTTATTTTCAACTTGAGTTCCTGCTGTCTTTGATTTAATGTAAGACTCATAAGCAGCTTGAGTCTTAGGACCCCAAGCACCATCAGTTGCAATATCAAAACCTTTACCACGAAGCATTTCTTGATATGCTCTTACTTTCTCAGTACCCCCTTTAGCAAGAGGAGTTTTAGCAGCAGAAGTAGCAGAAGTAGCAGCAGTTGCTGGGGCAACTACAGCAGCATTAGCTACAGGACGAGCTGCATTCTCTGCTTGAGCTTTATCCCAAGTAGATTCATTATACCAGTTTGCAGGACTTTCAATAGTGTCAGGAGCAACTGGCATACCCATAGAAGACTCGGTAGTAATACCTCTAGGCTTTACACGTGAAGCATATTCTATTACATCCTTTACTCCTTTACGTGTAATCATACCATCTTCTCCTTTACGCATTCCTGCAAGAGTCTTAGCTAAGTTAGCTCTCTTAACAGTAGTAGAAGAATAAGCGTTTTTATTGCTAAGTACTTTATTACGGAATCCAGCAACAGACATACCTGCAGCTTGTGCTTGCTTTGTAAAAGATCCTGGATTTTTAATTGCAGACTGGATCCATTTACCTCCTGATTTCATTTTTACCTTACCTCCGCAATTCATGCAGCCAGAGTAAGCTTCTTTTAAACGATTCATATTGTTTTGTTTTATTTTAAGTTAATGTTAGTAAGTAAAGAGTCTCAGTAATAAGACCAATAATCTCATCAATGATGTTTTGGATGTGAGTGTTTTCCATACCCAGTACTCCTCTGTGTTTGAAAACGTAATCTTTCATGTAGGTTAAGTGAGTCTTAGAGTTCATGTATTCAGATGCAGGGATCTTAACATTAAGACGTTTTCCAATTGTACCAAAGTAAGTTTCAGTAAGAGAATCAGTAAGGCCAAGAATACCATCATAGTACCCATTCAATGCTTTGTGTTCTGCAAACGAAGTAGTCTGTAGGTGAGTCAAGTGCATCATATCACGTGACTGGAACAATTGGCCGATAAAAATCTCAGGCTTAATTGTTGTGAATAATTCTTTTTCTTTCATGTTGAAGTTGCTCATGGTTTGGTTTTGGTTTAATTATGGATTGGTTTGTGTTATTTGTATTGTATTAATAAACTTAAATCTAGAGTAAGCATCTTGTATAAGTCTTATCTTAGCAAAGTCTGATTTAATTTTATTCTTCTGATAAGATACAGAAGTAGGTCTTACACTTTTTGTATTTGGAACTTTATCAATTGGGTATTGAGTTACTAAATCTCCCCATTGAGTTGACCAAAGTGGTTGTCCATTTCCTTGCGCTGCAACGTTCCAAAATCCGTTAAAGGTATAAAGCTGTTCTCTACGAGAGATAAGCGCTTCTATGCCTGTTGCTGTCATTCTAGGATAGGTTATCTTCTGTCTTGTGTTACCAAACTCTTCAGGGATCAACTTAATAATACCAGAAGACTGTTCTTTGTTATAGATAATCGCCTTAGTAAAGTTTGCTAAGTTCTTTTTATTTGCAGTAGACAAAGAGTAGTACTCGTAATCAGAGTAGTATTCTTGAATGTCTTGCATCAAAGTAACAGAGTTAACAGTAGATACTTGAGGGAATGAATTTGCATTGTACTCTAGTATGTAAGGATACAAAGTTCCGTAGTAAGTCTGATAAGTAAATATAGACAAGTTATGATTCCAAGTAGTAGCACCTGCACTTGTATTAATAATAGTTTGAAAGTGCCCTAACATAGGAACAAAGAAGTTAGGAAGGAAAGAATAGAAAGAAATAAAGTTCTTAAGTTTAGGAGAGTATGCTACTGTCCAGGACTTATTCTCAAAGTAAGTAGGATTAGTTAATTTAACTTCTATGTTTAAGTTTATTTCTTGGTAATAGTATTTATTATTTTCGTAAGTTATAATACCTGTCAAATCCTTACGCACTAAATAATCTAACTTAGTAATAAATACTCTTTCATACCTTTCATCCCAGCCCATTACAATACCTAATCCTGCTTGTGGATTATCTATATCTGCATCAGGAAAATTCTTAAGAATATTAAAAGGAAGATTATTCTTAAACCAGTTAAAGTTATTGTCTGTTTTAATTTCGTTAAACCCTTGTGCTGTAATTTGATAGATGTGACCACGCTTAGCATCTACCCAAAATGTTCCATACTCACACGTAACATAAGCCTTGTGTTGAGTTCCTGTGTAACCTAGATCTGTCTTAGAAAGATCTACAGGTTTTTGTTTGAACATGTCTGCGCTACCAATCTCTAACTGGTAAGGAGAAGTGTTACTTAAAGTAATACGAGAGTTGTATACTTTAGTTGTATTTTCAAATCTAGCATATATTCTTTCGTTCTCTCCTCCATTCAAATCTATTAAGCGACCTCCTTGCTTAGGAAAGTCATAGAAGTTTCCTGCACGGAATACTCTCCAAGCATCTGAAAGATAGTTAGAAGCATTTGCAGGATCAGAATAAATAACTCTGTTCTGATGATAAGTAAGACATTCTAAAGAAGGATACTTTAATCTATAAGGAAGATTAGGACTTAAGTTCTGTGCAGAGTAGGTAGCATTGTAACTATAGAAGTTATCGTACTTAATAGGTACGTTTACTTCATGCAACCAATCATCTGGAATACCATCTCCTACATTAGGATAGAAGTTTTCTTCTAAGTCATTTCTTCCGTGACGTAAGTCTACGTTAATATCAGACTCTACGTAGAATACAGGAATGCCATAAGACGCTGTATAAAAAATTCCTTTTTGGTAAAAGAAAGTTATAGGAGTAGTTACTGGTCCTAACGGAGGAAAATTAGTTGTAATACTAGGAGAAGCATCTAAATTATTCTTTTTAACAAAAGAACTATACATGGCAGCAAGTGCTCCTGTGATAATAGCATTAGCCGATTTTCCTGAAGGATTTGCACCTCCCAATATAGCTGATCCTGCTGATGCAGTTATTCCTGCAACTACTCCCGTCAAAAGACTAGATGCTACTGAACTAGTCAACTCTTCAGGAGACTCTCCTATATAATAAGTAGGATATCCTAAGTTAGGAAACAACCAATAGTCAAAAGGAACATTATTAACTTTAGCAGGAAGATTAGCAAGGTTACGAGTAAAGAAAGAATGTTTACGTTTAAGTGCAAACTTGTTGATATAAGTATCTCCTCCAAAAGCAGGATAGTATTTCTTAAGAATCTTTGCAGTACCATTTAAAGTAAGAGTTACATCAACAATGTATCCCGTAGAAACATATTTAATGTTTTCTATTTGTCCATACTGATTAGGAAACTCACGTTTAATAGAAGCATAGTAAGCTCTTGTATCACTTTCTGTTACCGTTTCTGGATTGTCTTGTAAGCTTTTTTCTCCTATTGTATAACGAGTAGTATCTTGAATAAATGGATACTCATAAGAAAATCCTGCACTAGTCTTAAGATAAACTGAAGTCTCTCTTAAACGATTATGTAAAGGCTTGTCGTCATTTAATTCTACTATTTTATCATTAGCGTAAAGCCCAATGTCTAAGAAACGTCTTCGATTTCCTCTAGTAGTAATAGGTCTAAAACTTGTGTACTTTCCTACTGAGTTAAATTGATAAGCAAAATTCTTATTAGGTATAAGTCTTTCTAAGATATCTAAAATAATCTGATTATTAGTAAGAGTAGAAAGACCATCAGTTCTTAGTCTATCTCCTAAAGTTATTACAGGAGGCACAGTAGCATCTCCTTGTTTAATACTTTCGTAAGACTGGGATAAAGCATTTGCTACAATTGCAGACAAAGCATAATCAGCTTTAGTTAGAAATTTATATTGAGGATGATCTAATACAGGAACAAACTTTCCTTGTACCTTACCAAACTCTAAAGTTTCTATTTTAAGTTCTGTACCAATTTTAGGAAGTTGAAAGTGTGTATCAGGAGAGTGGAATGTGTATCTAGATCCAATAGTATCAAAACCTTTATGAAGACGTAGTCCAGAACTAGCAGCAGCACTAGAATCTTCTATTCCCCTGTCAGCTTTGTTGTACCAGTCTGGAGTAGATTTAATATAAGCATCAGGTCTAATATCATTGTAAGGATAGTTAGGGTAGTAAAACTTTTTACCTGATTTAACATCGTCAAAAGTTCCTACATCATAAATAAGTCCTTTAGCAATTACTGATTTATTATTTACACGATTACCTCTAACTAACTCGTAGCCACAAATAAGTTCCTTAACAGGAATCTGATGATTGCCATAAGTGTTTAAAGGATCGTATACTGTAAAGGTGTTTAGATCACCTTCAAACAAACTCTCAAGAATACGTACTCCAATAGGATAGATTAAATCCTTACCATCTGCATGTATGTGAGAAAGTGCATTTTCAGGAAACTTGTGAAATCTTATAGGTAGTTCTGCTAATGCTCCCCATACTTCTGTGTAACAAGGGTAAGTCTCAGTAGACTCCCAGTAAGAAAAGTCTCCTGAGTCTTTTACAGTAATCTTACAACTGTACTGAGCTTCTTGTATAGAAGGTTCATTATTAGGAGGTGTAAGACCTGCAGTAGCTGTGTTGTATACTTTCCAAGTAGGAAGATCTTTTTGAATAATACAATCATTGGGAACAGTAAATACATCTAAACTAGATCCCTTAGATAAAGTATCTGTATCAGAACCAGTGGTAGAAGCAACTCTTCCTGGAATATGAAATACGTCTGTATACTTTCCGTTCTTTAATCTAAACTTAATTCCAAATGGATAAACCTCATCTCTTTGATACGTACGGAAGAAGTAGGCAATCTCTGGATTAGAGTAATCAAACTTTTGATCAGCAGGCATCTCTACTGTTTCCCAACGTAACTTAATGTTATTTGCAAGTAACTGAAAATTATACTTAGGAGTTTCTGTTAAATCACCTAACATTAACATGTCACTTTGCTTATCAATAATTCCTGCACTATCATAGTGAGGAGTACGAATAAGAGGAACAATAGAAGAGAACGTAGAAGAATAATCTCCTGTATAGAGTAAAGAATCTTTGTTTGTAGTTTGGTTAACTCTATACGTACCTACCAGATGGTATGTAGTTACTCTGTTTACGTTTTCAGCTACTACTAAGTTAAAGTAATTAAAGATAGCAGTACTGTGTTCTATAGCAACTCTGATGGATTTAGAAGTTTCGTACTCAGTTTGTTCTGTAATAGGTCTTTCAAAGATTGGAATAGGATTACAAAAATCTACATAGTCTGTAAGTTCTTTTCCATTCTCGTCTGAATAAGCCAGAGAGAAAGAATATACTCCTGCTTTTAATACTCCACCTGAATTAACTGATGTAGGATAGATCTCTGCTTGACAGAAATCAGGAAACAATTTTAATCTCTCACAAGAGTCAGACAAACAATCTGACAATACCCCACACTGATCTTTACCATAAGGTTCCTCTAAAGAAAAGAATCTAGGAGTAATATTCTTAGCAATAAAATATACTTTAGTATTACAGTTATCTATACGATACTCTGCGTAGACAGGGTAATCAATACTTAAACCTAAACAACATTTACTAGACTTAGGTACGCATACCCCTTGGGATACAAATACTTCTGAAACAATTACAGTATTTGTAGTTAATATATATCTATCTTTTCTGGCTTTAAATACTCCTATCTGTCCTGCAGGAAAAGTAATATTAGTTTCTAATCCAGAACAGTTTATGTAGTTTACTATATAAGGAGATGTAGAAGTACTTTCTACAGAATACTCGTAGCAATCCGAACAATCACAACAGTTGTCTACCACCAAAGGAGTAAACGTACAACAACTTTCAGCTAGAGATACTGTACTGACTAATGCAGTACCTGATACACAACCACAATCTGTTTCACTTTCTATAAGACTTGTACAGTCTTTATTTAAATTAGTAATCTGTCCTATTAAAGAACGTCCATCAGAATGAGCTAGGAATACAATTAATTTAGATTGTTCAATAATACTTAGAACTCCAACAATCTTAAACCCAGGATATAGATTAATAAAATTATAACAGAGTTGATTAGAGGGCTCATTAGTATATGTAGTTGAATTACCATCGTGAGATTGAATGTTTGCGTTTAAAGCAAACGTAATCATATTCTCCTTTATCTGGTAGTTAACTGAATCTAAATTTAACCCAGCAATGTTCTGATTGATTTTATTCTCCATTAAGTTTATTGGATATGAAATTTAATAAAGCGATTTCGCATCTTAGCTACGTTATCTGCCATCTGTTGTTTGGTATAAGTCAACAAATAACCGTTAGCTGCTTGCAATTTATTAAGTTGATCTTGTCTATAGTACTGAAACTTAGCCTCTACCTGACGTTGACTCTCGTCTACTACTGAATGCCAAAGTTGTTCAAAAAACTTAAACTTAAGATAAGACTTAATATACTCTTCCACTTCAAGAATTTCTGGAACCATAGGTAAGTTATCATCGTCCATTGGACGTGAGAAATATCTAACGTATATGCAACCAGTTTCAAACGTAGATGTGACAGTTTTATTAGGATGAATTTGAATAACATCATTTGAAGAAGTACTAAGGTTAGGACAGTCCTCTATGCAGAGAGCTTTAGATCCATAGTAAACTTTAATCCAAGTAGGTTGCTTCATTGTGATTTTAAAGCCAGGAGTAGAAACAGATACTGTTTCATACATCTCTTCTTTAAGTCCGCAGTCTGTACAACCGTTAGTACATTGAATAGACTTATACCAACTACCTCTAACAGAGTTTACTCCTTGAGACCAAAAGATCTCAGAGTCATAGTGTATAGCATAGTCTAGTAGTCCAAAGTCGCAAGGAAGTTCTGACTTGTAGTTGTGAAAAGACAAAACCAATTCTTCTGGTTTCAAGACCATTACTCTAAGCTTACGAAGTGACTGATCTATGTAAGTAGGAATCATCACTTCACTTATTGCACCTGCCTCAAAGTACGACTTTAACTCTTGCTTTACTTCCGCAATTAAAGGCTCTGATGAAATAAAGTTAGTGTTATCGTAATTCATTTTTTTATATTTTAAGACTGTATGTCTATTTTGTTTTCTCTTATAGCTTGCGCTAGTACTGATTTGTGTTTGTTAGACACTCTTAAATCGTAGAAGCCAAACTGTACTACCCTTTTATAGTAAGGATACAAGTGAAACTTATAGATGGCACCATTGGTATGTGTGTTTCTATAAGGCACTTTGACACCAGTTTCGTGGTAGAGTTTCCAGTTAATAATCGTATGTTTACCTTTTGTAATTGCATTTTCTGTTTTTACAACTTTAATGGAACCTAAGTTTGGAAATCTAATAGCGTATCTACCACGTAACAATCTCTCCATAAGCTTCAAGTGAATCTTTTTAGGGATGCCACAGAATTCTTTGTAGGTGATATCTTTACGTTTGGTTTCTTTTAAGAACATTTCGTACGCAGCAAGAGCAGTGTAGTTAGTATCTGACGCTGTATCTTTCTCTTTTTGTCTTACTGTGGATTGCTGGTTTTTTCGTATGAAGTCTCTCGACATAATTAGTTGGGTTCATCTCGGTTGTTATCTTCTAGGTCTTGAGGAATTCTTTGATAATTCATCAATGACTGAGTACACATTTCAATCAATGCGTCTGTTAGATAACCTGGAAATTTAAATTGTTTATCGTACATACTTAAACATTCTGTACCATCTATATCCTCTATAGACTCGGTAAAGTAAGCGTACATATTAACACACTCTACATCAGGATCTAAAACATACAAATATCCATTACGAATGGTGTAGTATTTTTTAGGGGTCTTAAAGCGTAAGCGGGAGTGGTTGATAAAATCTCTAATAGTTGTAGGGAAAAGTTCTTCTGAGTTTGAAGTATTGAATACCCCCTGAATGAAATATGAATATAAACCTTCATCTATGTTTGGTAGTTTGTTTTTAGTTCTGCGTACAGGACAACCTAAATCACACTCTGTTCCAGGTGCTTCAATTAAATGTACACACTCGTAAGCTTGATAAACATTATCTGAAGTAAGCAACCTTCTTAAGTTGATTTCTCTACGTAGTAAAGTAGATGCTTTAGTTTTTAATAAACCGTAAATATAACGATCAGTAATTAAGTCATCGTCACTAACAAATTTGTTAGCACTCTTAACTCTACCGATTAATTCTGAATTTGTATACATCTCAGGATATAGTTTGGGTTAATTTAAGGTTCATTACAAATATAATTTAATTTTAAGTTTAAGTCAAGGGTTAATTTGAAAACTAGAAGAGCCTACTTTCGCAGGCTCCTACTAGCAAGATGACAGGAAAACCAACCAAAAAATCCTGCCAAGATTTTTATTATATCGCTGCGTAAGAATTTCCTCCGATAAATATCTCAAGAGATTCTCCACTAGTCAAAGATATTGGACTTCCAGGGCTATTCAACTCTATAGTTAAATCAGAACCATTTATGTAACATACTCCTTGATATACAACAGTTGAGGACGTGCCTGAAGTTGTTGTGTACTTAAGAATTAATACGTTAAATACTGGAAGATATAAAGGTAAATATCCTGCTGGAACTGTTGCCATTATTAAAGACTGACCATGTGCCCAAGCAAAAGCACCTGAAGCATTTACAGCCAAACTTCCAACGATTGTTATTGTTTTTCCAAACTTAGATACTCTAGGTAAAGATCCACTTGGGAATCTTAAAGATGCAGCAACTGAGGCATTAGTTAGAGTTCCTGCAGTTAAAGTAGCAGCTGTAGCTACTCCACTAGATCCAAAAGACTCTAAGTTAATAGTTACATTGCCTACATTATCTGTACGGGTAATACCTACTGTTCCTCCTGTTGAAGTAAAGATAAGTTCTTTGTTTACAAACTCAGAACCATTCCAAAACAAACTGTGGTAGGTTCCAGGAGAACTTGTAGTTACATCTAGTAAAGAAGATATAGAACAACTACTAAGTTGAGAACAAGCAAATCGAACTCCTGCAGCTAGTGCTACGTTCAATCCATCAGAGTCACTTGTAGCAACAAAGTCGCTTGAGTTTAACTTAAGTTTTAGTCTACCTAAAGTAGAAACAATCTTACCTAACTGGTTAGCTAAAGTATCTGAACTGTTAGTAAAACCAAAAGTATAACCATAGTAAGGAGTTGATCCAAAGTTTGTAGCCCAAGTTAAAGTATAACTAGAAGCAGGGATAGAAGCTAAAGTAGAGTTTATAGCACAAATCTGACTAGTGAATAAAATAGCTGCTGCACTTAAAGTACTTGTAGCAGATCCTCCTGAAATACAAGAAGTATTAATAGATGCAGGAACAGCAGACCCCCCTGAGATATAAGTCTTAAGAGCAGCTGCTGCAGTAGTTACAGTAACAATACTTGTATTTAAAGTCTGGAACATGCCACACATGTTAGTTGTGACCCAGTTAATATAATCTGATACTACGGTAGTAGAAGGCTTAGTAGTAAATGCATAAGCAATACAAGGATTATTTGTAACCCCTGTCATATCTATACTTGTAGTAGTAGTACAAAGTTTAGTTCCGTATGCAGTTAAGACTTGACCTAAGGTAGAACTACCAGAAGTAATTCCTGTAACACATCCAGGTACTGTAAAAGTAGGAGTCTCTACTGAAATTACTCTAGTGTTTAAAGAACATAAAGCAGCAGCACTAGCCTCAATAAATTGTTGAGCACTTGTAATAGAACTACCTACACTACTTAAGTTTCCTCCTACACGCAAACATCCGTAAGTAAATACAGAATAATCTAATCCTGAAGGAGTAGCTAAACAGATTCTTGCGTTAAGACTAGCAATAACTGTATCTAAGTTAGTAGGAGAAGAAATCAAAGGGACTAAACTTAAAACTGCAATAGTTAAGTTATTAGCAGTAGTAGCTCCTCCGATAGTTGCACCTGCTACAGTCAAGACATCATTAATTGTATATCCTGTACCAGAAGCTATAAGAGTAACTTTATATACAAGAGATCCTACAGTACGAGTTACCTTAACACTAAGACCACTACCAGTTCCTCCCGTAGGACTTACGGTGTAATCAGTAGTAGTTCCAGGGTTTACTGCAACTCCTGTAAAGTTAAAAGTTTTTACTCCTCCTGTTGCACAGAACAAGTCTGGACCAGAATAAGTAATACACTTGGCATAATTAGTTGAAATACAACCCACAGTAGCACAAGGGTCAATAGAATTAGTTCCGTAGCAATCAAGACAATGAGACATAGTTATGGGGTGCAGCAATTACAAAGTTTAGTAATAATAGCTTGGAGTAGTTGTCTAAGCGTTAAAATCTCATCACCAAAGCAAGGATCATCTCCTAAGCATTGGTCAGCTAACCAGGTTTTAAATTGAAGGTCTAAAGGAAGATCCATCCAAAATATGTTACCTGAGTTGATATTAATGTCTTTTGAAGACAAGTAGTTTAAACGAGAACGCAACTCACAGATAACTCCTACAAGTTTAAGTACAACTTCAGCAGAGTAATATTTATTATCTGTTGTAACTGTTAGACCTACTGTAGAGATTACTGGAGTAGTTCCACATGCTTGGTTAGCAGTATCAAATGCAGTTTTATTTAATCCTACACGAGTGTCTATGTTAACCACCTTATCATCCAACAACTTAAGCAAGTCGTTTAAGTAAAGGTCACAATTATCAAAAGAATCTATAAGTCCTCCTGGAGTAGGAGTACCAGTGTACTTGACGCACCCAGAAGGAACGATCTCGACACAGTTATTGGTAGGGCAGCATTTAGTCATTTGTTTACAGTTTAATTTTTAGAGTTGCATTTGTATCGCAGTCTAAACAATCAGCATACTTAAGGAAGCGTGCTAATGCTCTAGACTTTTTGTAATAGGGTTTTGTTAAGTACTTGATATGCTGTAGTTCCTTGTAGGCAGCCATAGCAAGTTTCTTCTTAACAGTCAAGCTCAAATCTTCTGAGTAGGTCATCGGCTTTCTTATATAATTCAGTAGCTTTTGCAGGATTGCAAAGGTCAGCATGTGCCTCAGCTCCCTTAAGCAAAAACTCAATTTTGTCTAAGTAATATAACATCTTCTCATCATCACAGCAGTCTACATATTTAGCCCACTGAACTCCAAGACGACAATCAATTTTGCAGGTACGCAAATGGTACCTAGTACATACTCCTACATTAGGGCAAGGAGCAAATTCCAATTTGTACACACCATCAGGAAGTGGAGTAAAGCTATCTGTCTGTTCTACTGTTAGTCCAAAAGAATAAGCAGTAAATATGTTTACCTCACTTATTACAAACTCAAAGTTAAAAGGGTCATCAAACCCAGGTAGAGTAATACTAATTTCTGCACTAGTGGGAACTACTGGATAAAATGATGTATCCAAGATAGATAAGAAAGCGCAGTCTTTGGCTTTTAATGCTTCGATGTTTAGTTGTACATTCATGTTTAAAAAAGGGGAGTGTTACCTCCCCTATTTATTTTAAAAAATTAGTGAAGGGCTACCCAAGCTGAAGCAGCATAAGCCTCAATTTTTGTAGTTGTAGAATTGTAAATAATAGTGCCATTTACTACACCAGTCAAAGCATTACGCTCAGTTGTAGTATATGTTTTTAGAGTTACAGTAGAGTTACTAACTTTACCCCCCGCAAGATTCTTTACACAGCAAGTAGGATTAGCCAAAACACTTATTACAAAATTCTCCAAAGATTCTCCAGGGATAGAGTTTGTATGTGATGTCTTAGTCTCCTTAAGGTATGTACCTGATTTTAGAATAATATCTTTCATTTTTGTTTTATTTAATTAAGGTTAAAATAAAGGGGGAGTTTATAACCCCCCCGTTAAATTAAAGGGTTACGTCAGCAAACGCTTCCAAGAACAATTCTAACTCAGTAGTTAAAGCAGTCAAAGTAGTGTCTACCAAGAACAATACAGAATGAGTATTTTCTGACTTTTTCTCAAAACCTACAGCAGAATTTTCCAAGTAAGTCAACTCATAAGCAGTATAAACTTTGGTTTTGTCTACATACAAGAAACCGTTAGAATCTTCGTTGTAGATAGGATTCCAATACCTACGAGCATCTGCAGTAGCAGGCAAGTTTGTAGTGAAATAATGACGTTCCATTTCAGCCATTGCAATACCAGCACCAAGAGGATACTTGATCTCTTGAGTAGTAGTTACAGGGATAGCAGCACAGAAGTTTTCGATATCGAAATCTTGAGTGTTGTAAGGACCTTCGTGAATGCTTACTTTGAAACGTACCAAGTTGAATACATAAGGAACTGCATCAGGAACACAAGCGTTTCCAAATTCATCCATAGCATTACCAGTGATTTTAACACCACAAGCAGTTACTGAACCAGCAGATACCAATACTTTCTCCCATGCAATGTTATTATAAACAGGCATCAAAGTGATGTCAGAAATCAAAGGAGTTGCAATTTCGAACATACTGTTGTTCAAAGCATCTGCATCTGGATCTCCATCTGTATCAGCAGTAAAAGTAATTGCACCATAAGTTGCAGCTGGGTAGTAAGCTTTCAAAGCATTCAACAAAGTACCTTCTGCACCAGTAGTAGCAGTTAATACAAGAGTGATAGCACCACCTGAACCTACGCTAGCAGAAGCAATAGTCAAAGTATCTCCGATAGTATAGCCAGTACCTGCAGCAACGTTAGTAATAGAAGTTACAACACCACCTGCAATAACTACAGTAAAGGTAGCACCAGTACCTGTTCCACCTGTATGAGCAACAGCAGTATAAGTTCCGTTAGTAGTACTAGCACCTGAAGAAGTGAAAGTAGAAACACCACCTACGTTTGTACCTGGATCAGGAAGAGTCAAAGTGTACTTATAAGTAGGCAAAGTACCTTTGTAAACGTAGCTAGCAGTTACATACTTGCTCAACAAAGGAGAAGCGTTAATCTTACCAGCAAGATCGCTCATGTAAGTAGAGCAACCCAAAGAGTCACATCCACCTGCACAATCAGCGCAACAAGCAGTCTTAATGCTTACTGACTCTTGGATCATAGGTTGGAAAACACCTTTGCTCCAGTATTCGTCAATTTTTAAAGTAACAACGTATTCTTCATCGCAAGAGAAAGAAGGAGACTTAGAGTCGTTAACTTCATCAAAACCGATGTAAGAGATTTGTTGTTTAGTAGTGTTATCAGGAGAAACCTTAGTTACTGATAATACATTCTTTTTGTCAATTACACTAGTTTTGAAAGAACCGTATTTAGTACTTCCACTACCAATTGCAATGATAAAAGAATCAGAACTGTTACCTGCAGTGGTATAACCAGCAGTAGTACCAGTAGCTACAGTAACAGGAGTGAAGCTTGGCGTATATGCGTGAAGCTTTTGAGAAGTCAATGCATCAGTAGTTGGACTACCAGTAAATGACGTAGGCACGAAAATTTGTGTGATTTTGTGATTCATAATTTTATGTTTTATTCAGAGTTTTTGATTAGACGATCTTCAGCAAACACAGCTTGTGCTTGATTGTCATTTGATTGAGCAGCAAACTTAACAGCTAGGTCGACAATGTCAGACTTAGCATATTCAGGGAGTTCACAGTCTTGATTAACAGAACTACTTCCATCAAACTTTACGTAACCCTGGACATCTATGCTAAGGGGATAACGTAAGTATGTAACGTAGACTTGGTCAACTGTAAACTTACCATCAGTATAGACTGTTAAATTATCGTTCCCCAGTGTGGCTATCGTAGTTCTCCACTTAAACGAAGGGTTATAATTATCATCTAGATACTTAGTAGTAAGTTCTCCGTGTCTAATTAGGTCTACTGTTAAGGGTTCAGAACATTTGTTCTGTGTACCTATAACGTAAGACGAAATATAGAACATATAGTTTACTGCATCTTCCAAAGGGCAGTCATAGCCAATGTGAAAGAGATCGTTTGTTTTATTTGGTTTTAAAAGAACGTTAGATTGTTTTAAGACTTGTAAGTCATCAATCCGTTTTCTGATAGAATCGTACCCTACTTTATAAACGTTGTTAGGATTAAGTTTAGTTTTAACCCAACTAACTTGAGCTTTGTTGAGGTAAACCATAATGTCTTCAATCGGGATATCAATGTTATCCTGACGGTTGACTTTATTTATGGTTAACTTAAACTCATAAATGAGTTCCTCAACTGGGATCATAGTTTGTGTTTATTTTTAGAGAGCGTCAATTCTAGCTTTATTCTTTAACTTGTCCTTAAAGGAATCATACTCTTCAGTGTGCTTAGGGTCAGTTAAGAAAAGTTCAAACTCTTCAATTGACTTAGCCCATACATGTTCACCTTCGTATACAATAGAACCTTTAATTCTTACTATGTTTTTATCTACTAAGTCTTTAACAAGAGCCTTAACATCAAGCAAGTCATCACTATAAGAAGTGATCTTTGCAAACTGTTCAATAGGATCTCTGTCCATTGCACTAGCAGGTGTACGTAAGAATTCATCTATAGCATTATAAACTTCTTCTTCTGTACTATCCATTGGCAATCCTAAGCCGATAAGTTTTTGGATCTTCTTACGTTTAACTGCACTCATCTTATCGAGAGATGCAATTGCACTGTTGATCTTCTTCTTACGTTCAAAGGTTACCTTTGTTTCAACTTCTCCATTGTAAACATAAAACTTTACAATTGAGGTGTCTACTTTTCCACTTTCAATGTCATCTAATGAATTGGCTACCATATCGGTTTCCATAATCCAATAGAAATTTACAGCTTCACGGGGGTTCTCCATGTTAAAGATGTTTTCACCATCTTCTAGGGTAACTCCGTTTTCTTTCATTTCGTCATAGAACGTACTATTAGGTTCTAAAGATTCATCAAGGATCGACTCATAGTAATCTTTCAATTGCTTGATTCGTTGTACCTCAGCTTCCTTTACTTTAGGATCAAAGATGGCTCTGATTTTTGGAGAGTTCTCATCTAATCCTGTCCTAATAACTCCACGTGAATCTACACGAGGATAAAACTTTCTTGTTGTTCCTGGAATGAATGAATATCCATTCTGGTACAATGATCCTTCTAACGTACGCATGTTAGATGGTTCTCTTTTGTAAGGGCGAATAATGCGCATACCCTTAAGGTTGTTTTTACTCATTTGGTTTGGTTTTTGGTTTAGGGGTTCTAATCTTTATCTATTTGGGAGGAGTGATTAAACCCCTCCCTTATAGAATCGTTAATTAGATACGAGGGAATTCTTTAATGATTACTGACTTAGTAGGATCTTCCAAGAAGATACCGCAGAAGTCTTTCATCATGTAGGTGGAGTAAGGATCTTTGCTAGCAACAACAGTTTGTTGGCTTCCGAATCCTACTGAACCTGGAATATACTGATAGTACATGTTAGGACGAGTAGACAATTTCACTTCACGGATTCCAGCGTCATCTTGACCACTGATATCCAAAATGATGAAGATAGGAGGAGTCTTCTTGTTAGGACCCAATTCCAAGAAAGTTGAATGCTCATTCAATTGCTCTAGTTCTACGAACTCAACTGGACCAGTTTCAGTAGTCATGAAGTGATCAAATTGGAAAGCATAACCTTGCTTCAAACGATCTTTACCATCCATGAACTTACCTGCATCTACCATGAAGTTCTGACCGTTAAAATCTTTACGGATAGCAGTAGCTGCTAATTCCATACCAGAACGGTTAGTGTAGATTTTAACGCTACGATCTTTGATCAACACACGGTTGTAGAACAAATCTCCAACAGCAGCACGAATCAAGTTCAAAGAGAACTGACCACGATCATAATAGATAACGTTACCCAAGTGAAGTTGTTGCCACAAACCTTGCTTAGCACGAGTTGGACGACCTTTCTCATCTTTAGCGTTACCTTGACGACCCCACATCAATGTGTTGGCCTTCATACGCATCATCTCCATACGAAGCAAACGAGATACTGTAGGCTCCCAACCAACAATCTTGGTTTTTTCGCCAATAGCATTAACATCAGTTACAGAGTAGTAAGTAATATCTAAAGGATTACCTGTAGCGTCTGTCTGCATACCCAACTTGGTTGCATCAGCCCAGTCAGTGATAGTGTGTTCAACACCATACTGTTGCAATACATCAGCCATAACTTCTAAGTTACCATCAAACAATCCCAAGCTAGAGAATGAAGTGGTAAATTCACCCAAGATGTTACCAATCTTGAAGTACTCAGTACCGATCTGTAAGAAACGTTGGTTAACGAAATCAGAACTAGAAGCACCAATTGCACGAGCACGGTACTTAAAACCATTCTGATACTTTTCACCTTCAGCTACAACTTGGATCTGAGTTTCTTGCTCATAACGATGTGCAGTGATGATATCGTTTACAACGAATACATTTTTGTCAAACACAATCTCGAACTCTTGTCCATCAATACCAGGTTTAGCAATGCTAGAAGCCAAGTTAACAATAACTTTAGGCAATTCAGCACGCTTCTTGATTTTGTAGGTGAACACACCATTAGGATCGTTAACCATGTAGGGCTTACCGCTCTTCATAACTAGGTCGATCAAATCGTTAGAATACAATTTAGTGTCAGTGAATAGACGGATCATCATTTTGTCATACTGGTCAGGCTTAGTGCGCAACATAGTTTCTACAAAATTCTTGTCAGTCAATTTACCCAAACCATTCTTAGAATAGAATGAGCTGGTCATGTGGGCGTTAGCTATAACTCTCCCGTTAACCCTTGGAATACTTTGATTAGGCATAGTAGTAATTTATTTTTGTTTTGTTTTGTTTATTTGAAATACTTTGAGAATACATCTTCGTTTCCTTTATTAGACGGTGAAGACTTCTTGCTCTTAGTTTTAAGATTATTGAACAGAGAATTGGTTTCTTCTGTTACTGCTTTTCTTTTTACAGGAGACAAGTCCAAATTGCTTTGAACTAGTTTTGCTACAGCTAAGAACTTACTAGGATCTTCTTGACGCATACGAGCTAGTTTGTATTCAAACTCACTAATACGTTGTCCGTTTGGAAGAACGTGAGGCTTAGAAAGAACAAAATCAAATAGTTCGTTTGCAGCTTGCTCATTGATAGGATAACCTTCAATAGAACCTGAAGCAATTGCTCCATCTAATACGTCTGCATATAACTGTTCTCTTTCTTCTTCTTTTTGTCTCATCACTTGAACCCTTGCTTCACTCTCTTGAGCAAGTACTGCTCTTTCCTGTTGCATCTTCTCTACAAGTTTACCGTGGTATTTTTGAGAGTAGGCTTCTAAGCGATCATTGTCCCTAGCGTAGTTAAGTTGATCTTGGATTTCATCTTCGTCCATTCCTGTCTTAGCTAGATACAAACGGAAAACTCTTTCTTGATTTGCTTCTACACCCAAGTCTACATTTTCTACAATCTGTTCGTTAGAGAACATCTGTAGGTATTCTTGTACTGGAACTTTATTGATGAAGATATCTTCGATCATCTGTACTCCTGCTTCTCCGTAGGTCTCTGTTGCAAGTTGCTCTAGTTGATTCCAAGCCTTGTCTTCGATGGTATCATTCATCTTAGCTAAGAAGGTTTGTTCATTCCATTCAATTTCTTCGCCTTCTTCTACATTAAGCATTCCTGCTTGTATAAGACCATTGGCAAAAATCTCAAATTGATTTTCATCTCCTTCTTCATCTTCGTCATTCTCTAAGTTTACTTCTTCCTCTTCTTCTTCTACAGGTGCAGGAGTTTTCTTTTTAGGAAGTGGCAACTCATCATCTTCTAAAGGATCTTGAGAACCTTCTGGTTCTGTTTCCTCAGCTAGGGGATCGTAATCTTCCCCATTTAAGATGTCTGGTTTGACGTTGGCATTGGGATCTTCTGCGGCATCCTCAAAGGGATCATCCACGGAAAAACTGTCAAAGAACTCTAAGTTCTCTAATGGATTATCATTAGTCATAATGGTTAGTTTGGTTTAATTCAAAAATAGTATTTTAAAAAATTAACACAAGAGATTAATTATTTATGATACGTTATATACAATATGTTGAAATGGGAGATTTTCTAGCTCACAAACCTCCCAATTTCAGGTCATTCTATTTCTTTTTTGAGCCAGAATCGTATTTGTTTTTATTTGTTTGAGCTATTTTTAGCTTAGTATCTATGTCTTTCTCCTTGAGTGCTAGTTCTTTCTCCTTCAAACTGAGCTCTTTATTCTTAGTTACTTTCTCGAAAGTTTGCTTAGAAATATCTTGAGCTATTTTAGTTTGTTCAATTAAGAGTCCAGTAGTATCTACGTCAGGATTGTAAGAACCTTCGTTAGCAATACCTTGAAGTTGTACAATCTGAAGTTTGTTCTCACGATCTAACTGTTTGTTCATGTCATCACGTTGAGCTTCTTTCTCATCTTGGGCAGCATCCATTTGCATCTTCTGCTGGAACTGTTCTTGTTGTTGTTGCAACTCTTGTTGTTTAAGCGCTTGATCTTGTTGACGGATAGCTTCTTTACGTTTCTGTACATCACCTAAAGTCTTACGAAGACTTCTCTCAGAGTTAGCGGTAAACAAGTCTACCATCTCAGAAAGCTCTGCTCCATTCTGCATAGCAGGTTGAGCTAATTGCTTTAACTGCTCTAGAGTTACTTTGTCTTCTGCGTATGAGGATACGAACACAAACAACTCATGAAGTAGTTCGTTCTTACTTACTCTTAGGAATACATTCTCTAGTTCAGAGTTAAGATAGTTAAGCGTAGAAGTAGGTTTTTGCAATTCAATGTACTGAGCCATATCTAGAATAGTCTGATATACTCTCTGAAGTACATTGTCATGCCAAGCAAACCAAGTTTCTGTTTGAGCAAAAGATTGAATCAAAGCATTGTTAGCAGCTGTTGCTGTATCTGATGCCTGTGAGTTACCTAAACGTTGACGAGTAATACCTACCAACTCATAAGCTTCTAGACGAAGTTGTTGAGCCAACTGAATACGTGCTTGGATTTCTTGAGAACGTGTAAGGTCAATACGAGAGAACTGGTTAAACTGTACAGCTCCTCCTGTATTCTCGATTGAAGTATCAATCAAAAGAGTACCTCTGTTCTTAGCATTCCACAACATTGTCTCAATAGGATCCTGAGAGTCTTTCTTAGGAACAACTTTAAGGTCACCTAAGAACACAACTCCAATTTCCTTTTCAAGTAGTTCCCATAACTGGTTCATACAAATGTTATAAAGAACCTGGTAAGGCTTAAGAAGATCTAAAAGAGATTTACCTTGAGTGTTACGAGAAGTATTAATGATTCCTACTAGGGGACAATCTTGAATAAATTCTAAAGGTTCTATGTTTACGTAGATGTTAGCTCCAATCTTGATTCCTCTCCACCACTCGTTGATCCAAAGTTCTTCAACAGAAATATCTCCTAGAGTTTTATCCATCTTATACTCTTCAGATACAAACATCTCTTGTTGGTATCCTTCTTCATCTAGGAAAGTTCTTTTAAAAATCTTTTTCTTAGACTGCCAGTAACAAGTAATTACCGTATAGGCGTGCTGAGAGTTAAATGAGAATACGTTATGGTCAATACCTCCGTTAGCAAAGTCACCTACGTTCTCAAATGTCAACTGCCACAAAGGATCGTTAGGATCTGGAAGAGCAGGAGCCATAGGAGAGTATTCGTTATTTCTTAAGTTCTGAAGAGAACGATCTCTTAAGTGCTCTACTTCTTCTCCTGTTAAAGTGTAACGATCTACAATCTCAGTCATTGAAAGAACTTCAATAAGTCCTAGTGCCCAACAATCTGAAGTGTACTGAGCATTACGATTACCTAAGTACCATACGTTAGAAGGGTTCTCTACTTTATAATTAAATCCTAAGCGAGAGTTATCAGGGTAGAAGTGGTGAAACTCTTTACCTGTTACCAAGAAGTCTAGGAACGATTGTTGAGATTTATCTCTAAAGTTAAAATGATATTTAAGAGCATTAAGAGTTTTGTTACCCCACTCTTCAGCAACTGAAGTATAATCCAAGATTTTATTCTGGATCTCTTGCTCCATCTGTGCTCTTTGTTCAGGATCAATCTCTTGTCCTTCTAGTTGAGCCTCAAGGTTTTTTAAGAAGTGTTCCTTAATCAACTCTGTTCTAAAGTCAATAGTTTCGTTAATTGCTTCATCATCTACAGCTTTTACTTTGTATTTGTGAGGACGATTAATTAACTCTCCCTTTAACTGATTGATAGGAGGGTTAACTATTGGATAGTGCTTTAAGTGCTGAGGAACATCTGGATCTTGATTAGGAGCATCTTCCAAGTAACTGATTAGTTCTTGATAATCTGCTACGTTTGTATAGTCAGCAAAATTAAATTCTCCGTTAAGTAAACGGTAGTTCTTTCTAAATTCTACATTCTGCTTGTATTGTGCAAATGCAATATTTGCAAAATAGTCCATAGTAGACTTTATCCAATGTTCAGACTGCTTCTCTTTTAAGCTTACAAATTGCTCGGGGTAGAAGTAGGCATGATTGACAGGGTCAGTATGCTCTTTAAATGCTTCAATAATCATTTTAGTATATTTGTTTTAGTTTAGTAGTGTTAGTAGTATTAGTATCGGAAGGGAGATGAGCTTGTACGGAACAAAGAGTTCCCTTTCTTTTCTCGGAAGTAAGCCTGGATTCTAGTATCGTCACTTGAGTTCGAGATAACAACCTGAGTAGTAAGAGTCTTAGCCATAGCTAGAGTTAATCCAAATGAAATAACTCGGTCAACGTTTAACTTAGGGGTAAACTTAATTAACTCCTTAATCAAAAGAGGATCTAACATTCTGGTTACTCCTAGTCTTTCTTTTACAATAGCTCCATCTTCATCTCTCTCTACTTCTATTACCTCGGTTATGTATTCGATAATAAGAGACATCAAATAGTTTTTAATGTCTTTAGTCATGTGAATACCGTAGTCACGGTTTACTGTAGAGTTAGGGTGAATGTCATTCAAGAACTTAGGCGTCTTCTCTAGAACCTTGGGAGATTCATTCTTGTCTACACAATGCTGGATAAAACCATAGTCCATGTTTTCACAAAGAGTCTTAGCATTGTAATACTTAAGAAGCATCTTAGTCATCTCATACCAAGTCTCAATCTTCTTAGGACGACCTGTGTAACAAGCTACAACTATATTCTGCCAACCTTCTCCGCTTAGATTGTGAACCCTCTTATAAATATAAGTAGAACCCAAAGAAGTTGAGTAGTGTGCCTGTGATTGTTTGTAAGGATCCGTTCCTGCTGTATAAAGTCCATAGGGGGCTTCTGACAGAGGATATTCCCAAATCTGAACACAACCCTCAATAGGATCTGTGGACTTAACAGGGAAGTTAATAACGGGCTTCTTGTCTGTAAACTTATGTCTTATCTTTCCATCAGAGTTAATGTAGAGTTCTACATTGTCTGCTTGAATCTCTTGAGCACTTAATTTCTGTAGTTGTTCTTGAAGTAAATCTACAGGGAATATGTTCTGAGATAGTTCTAAGAAACACTCTTCGTGATTCAAAGGATAGTACATTACTTCTTTTAAGTAAGCTTCTAATCCATTTGATTTCTTAGTCTGTTCTCTAGACTTTAAGATAAGTTCTTTTCCTTTCTCTTCGTCTGCTACCCAGATCTTGATTATATCTAACTCAGAAGAATCCTCTTTACCTAAGTAAAGTCCTAGGGGAGTTTCTTGCTTTGGAACTTTCAAAGAACGTGTACCTGGAATAAAGAGTCCATAAGACTTTCCTGTTTCATTAGACTCTACAGGAAGGAAGTTATAGGCTTCAGGGTTATTAAATAACTCTTCTAGGTCTGATGCTTTAGTCATATCTCCAGAAGTTCCGATAACAAAAGGAGAACAACGCCATCCAAAAGGACTGTCAAAACAAGGAGTAGTTGCCGCTAAGCAAGAAAGGATCTTTCCTTTTCCTCCTTCTTCCAAAAGAAACGAAGATAAAGTAAGACCTGCCGCTGCTTCTGTATTGTTGCCTTCATCAAAGTTTCGTACGTGGAACTTAGACCACTCATTACGTGCGTTAGTTTTCTTGTCTTTAAATCCTAAAGTTACCTGTCTCTTCCAGTCATCTTCAATACGAGGAAACCTAAAGTAGTCAGGAAGGTTTCTAATACCTAAGTCTAAGTAGTCTGTGATTACTTTTAAGTCAGGTTGGTTAAGCGCAGATATTAAGTTGTCAGAACCTTTCTGAGTAATCGCTTTGTGAGCCATGTAAGAAGAAGTTAGAACTGACTTAGAGATACGTCTAGATCCTACCATTACAACTCCTTTCTTTCCGTCTACATGATTCTCTGCTTTGTGGATAGTTTCGTCTACTGCTAAGTAGGTATCCCAAAGCTGAGGTTTGTCTAGCTTCCTAACTTGACGCTTACCTACCATTGTATCTATGTAGATAGTCCAAAAGTTTAAGTGCCAATAGATAAAAGGCGAAAAATAAAATCCATTAATAGTTACACCTTCTGTAATCTTCCTGTCTTCGTTCTCCCAAAATGCATCATACTCCTCTGAAGTAATATCAGGGAGAGACTTAACATTGATTAAGAATTCTGGACTTTCTAGATTAGCATGCATATTAATTAAATTGTTTCATCTTACCATTAATCTCTTGAGAACCTCTAGCTTCTGCTTTCTGTTCTTCTTTCTCTCTCAACCTATCTACTACTTCTAGAAGAGCTAGGTATTCTTTCATAGTATCTCTTAAAGATTTGATTTGAGATTCTTGACTAGCAATAACCATAGGCATAGTTCCACCTTTAGCTGTTGGCTTCCACTCAATTCTATCTTTCAAAGAGTTGATAGGGTTGTTATCTATATAAGCTCTCCATTCAGTTAGGCGTTGTTCTGCCCACTCTAGTTCTGCTGATATGTATGATAGTTTCTTAACGGCCATCTGAGTATTTCTTTAAAAATTCTTCTTGAGGCATATTCATGATGTCTTCTAGCACACGTGCATAGAAGTCATCATCTCTGCCTGTTTTACTATATGAATACCCCGCTTTCCAAAATATCTTAAACGTCTCGAATAAGTTATCTTGTAAAGTAAAGTTTACATAGGGTTGGGTGTTTGGTTGGTTGTCTATCATCTTATTTTGCTTTAGAAGAAACCTTTAGTAAAGGTTTGTCGGCAGGCAAGAAGTAGATCTGAACTCCACACTTGCTACCTGGTTTTTTGTCGCAACCGTTCTTGATGGTTACTGTTCTGTGCTTTTCCATTTTAATTCTATTTTATGTAAAGGGTGTTCTGCGTTCCAATCTGCTATTCCACAATCTGAAGATAGAGATGCCGTTTTGTAGGTAGCGATGCAGCCACAAAATGAACAGTGAAGTTCGTTTCTGTCAGTGCTGTAGTGCTTGCCTGTGAGTTGTACATACTCGGGAGAAGTGACTGCGTTTCTTGAATTGTAGGGACAATTAATACAAATGTCCATTCTGTCTGCGATAATGTTCTGTTTTTCATTGCTTAGTAGTTTAAATTGATTCGCTGTCTTCGTTGCTACTCCCTCCAATACTTTGTTCAAATTCTTTAGCCCCTTCAGGCTCAGGGCCATGTACTCTTTGTAAGGATTCATATAATTTCTGGTGGTTTAATAATTGTGTCTGATATGTTCTATCCATATACTCTATAGTTTGTTGGTTATAGAGTTTTTTAGATTGTCCTCTTTCGTATCTTTCTTTAAATAGTTTAAGCCAATCTTCTAGCATGTAGTAGTTAGCATAACCTCTGATTGCTGTGAGTCCTTGTCTTTCTGTTTCATAAGTTAACAGATACTCAGACTTAAGTTTCTTAGCTATTAGTTTGATTGCTCTAGAAGGATTAAAAACTAAAACTCCTAAGCCAGATAATCTAACTTTAACTGTAGGTAACTCTACTATTTCCTCAATGGTTTTCTTTAAGTACCATTCGTATACAGTACTTACCTTATCAATAGTAAGACCCATTTCTTTTGCTACATCTGAATAGGCAGCATAGGTCTTAATCTCAATGGTTTCGTATGTATCCTTTATTGAGGTCATGCAGTTGCTAAAGCTTCTTGCTTAAGAACAGGTTGATCTAAAGTAGAAAGAATCAAAGTGAGGGTGACACCTTGCTTGCTAGTAGGACACAATCTTGGGTTGACTGCATTCTTTTCTAAGATACCCATCTTTCTTAACTTCGTTATCCCATTAGAGATAACTTGGATTGATGTATCAAACTCACTGGCGATTCTTTCTTTTACTACTTTGTCTAAAGTACCGTAAAATGAACTATGGGCTAATATACTGGTGTACAGATCGGATAATCTATATCCCGCAAGTCTTAATAGTACATCAATGTATGCTTGATGCAACTGAACTCCTTCTTCGTATTTACGTGCTACTTTCATTGGTTGGTTTTGTTTTAACGTAAACAAATATACTATCTTAACAAAAAAAGTCAAGTTATATGTTAACTCAAATAGTACTTTTAACTTAAGATATTAATCGTATTAACTTGATTGTTAACACCTCTGATTATTTTTAGTGAAAACTATCCCTAGACAAAAAATAATTAAAGATTATATTTGTACAAGGAGGATTTGTTATGTCGATGGATAAAATTAAAAAGCCAAATGCCCAAGAAGTGTTTGATATTTTCCTATTAGCACTGCAAGATGAGCAGGTAAAGCTAGAAGGGGATATAGGAGGATTTAAACTTGCTCTCTATGATGGCTTTAAAGCATTTACTTATCGTAAAAAATATAACGAAGAGATGCTTTTTGACTACATTGAAGAAGCTTTAACAGAACTTTTAGATGAAGACCAGCCTATGCAACAGACTGACTACATGCATGCTCAGAAGCCAGCAGGAATTTGATTCCACAATTTATCAACACACGAGACTACTTATCTAAAAGTGACATTACCTTCGTAGTGACATCACATCTTTGTGTTCGCAGACGAGGATTTAAAAGTAATCTGCTAGAAGTTGGATAGTATGAGTAGCCCTCAGAGGTGAAAAGAGGTTTCTCCGATAGTGTCAAAATGTTCTAATAAAGTTTACAGTGCTCTAACCTACAACTAATAGACCGTAGGCAATAAGTGGACAGAATAGAGACTTAGCTCTGAGAGATTCTCAAAGGAGCTATTTGGTTAAAAACTGCTGTATTATAAGTTAGAATAGAAAGTCAAAATAGACTACTTCTCGGAGAGAGAAGGAACTTTTCCTATTTTAAAATCTCAACCCCAATCTTAATAAAATTGAATTACTTTTTGTTCTGAGGATTTCTAGGCTTGTACTTCCGTTTTTTCTTCGGCTTTACAACTAGATCTTCTACTACAGTTACTACAGCTATTGCTTCCTCCATTACCTTCTCAGCTGCTGCCTCAATTGAATTCTTAAGAATTTCTTTTTTAGGTTTTTTAGGAGCTTCAGGTTTTTGAGGAATTTCAGCTATCATTTGTTTATCCGCTTTATCCTGACGGACAGCACAGATTATTAAAAATAATAGAATTACTACTAGTGAGAGTCCATAAGTTAGTTCCATTGTCATTGTTGTTAGTTTTATATTAGTTTTTATTTATAAGTTCTTCTACGTATTTATCTCTTTGTTCCATTAGGTACTGATTACGCTCAATCATTCTAGCTCTTTCATCATCAGTAAGTTTAAGGATTAAAGTTTCTTTATCACTTATCATCTTTTTATACTCTTCCAACTGATTTTTAAAGTTCATGTTCTGGTAGTATAGAATTCCCACTAATAATATAATAGTGAAGGATTGCTCTTTCAGCTTATCAAAAAATGTTTTACCCATAGATCCTTCTTCCATATTACTTTGCTTGTCCTAGTGTTTGTATATAAGAGTCAATGATTCTAGAAACAGCTTCAGGCTTTTCATCAGCTTTGAATTTAACTTTAATCTTAGCCATTCCTGAAGAAGTAGGATTAACCCCTGAGTCTACTTCAATTCCTTTTATATTGTGTTCATACCCCTTCTTCTTAAATAGTCCCAGTAGAGACCGCTTAAGGGTAGATACTTTCTTCTCATCATCTCCAAAGATTAGTCTAGCTTCAAACTCTATATCTAACTCATCTAATCCAATAGAAGAGTGATCTGCTAGAATGTACAGAGGTACTAGTAACTCCTTTTCCCCAATCATAAACTTTGTAATAATGGGAGTACCATCTGGATTAAAATAATTCAATAGAGAATTAATGTGTTGTCTTTCACTAATACTCTGAGAAACCATAGCGGCCTCTAATAGACCGCCAACTAGTTCCTCAATGTTTAATCTTGCCATACAGCAAAGTTAGTTAAATTTTTTGATTAATCCTTCTTAGTCAAAGGAACCAAAGATGGCTCTAACATTGCTGTAAGAAAATCAGATAATTTAAGCATGCCTTCTGTTGGAGGCAATTGTTCTGCATGAACTTTTACTTCATACTTAGCTGAGTTATCACTCTGCCTAGTGTTCTCTTTGTGAGCACTTACACTACCACTTACTTTAGCGTTAAAACTCATACCCCACCAGCTACCACCTGCAGATACTTCATATCCTGTCTGAGAATCATTAGAATCTTTAGACATGTCTGAAGTTTTTACTTCCATAGTGAAATTGATGTCAGCAGAAGTAATTGCCAAAGAAGGCAACGGAACCAAAGGAAGCATAGGAACTTTACTGTAAACAGTTTTAAGTTCTTGAACTCCTGTCTCTCCATCTGTGAATACACGTTGCATCTCTACGTCAAGTGAGCGTGCAACATTAGCATCACCTTTTTTCTCAAAAGCTACCTCAGAGATGTATCTCCAAGTTACTTCATTTAATTTAGCTTGTCCTTTTGCCATTCCGACAATAGGGCTTAGAATGAGTTCTTCGATAGGAAGTCCTCTGAATTGATCTGCGATTGAATCTGCCATAATTTATATATTAGTTTGTGTTGTTTTTTATTTGAATTTAACTGTGCCTGCATATGAACTCTTAACACTCTCTATCTCTTTAATTGCAGAGTAAAAGGAAGTTTTTATTTCCTCATTTATTGTGAAGTTAAAAACAGTGTTGCAGTGTGGGCATCCTGACTTAGGATTCTTTAAGATAAACTTTAAGTCTAAGCCTAGGGGTTCTTTACACATTGGACAAGGTAGAGCCATAGTAATTTTATATAATGTCCTTAGACTCAATAAGAGTGTATGTAAAAGAATTAGCACTCAATGATGCAGCTTTCTTACAAATAGCCAAAAACTTATCAAAGTCAGCAGACTTCTTAAATACTTGGCAACCTTCTGACCAGTTCTCAACATAGGTAGAATCTGCGCCCGCTTTATGAATATTAATACCATACAAACCTTCTGTAATTTTAGTCTCATCGTACACCATATCTTTATTGGCATCACGATAAACTTTAACATTAGCTTTCTGTTTTAAAGCTTCGTATTTTCCTTGGTGTAATCCAATAGCATGTGAGCCAGGGTATTGACCAGGTACTAAACGTGCAACACCTCCAGCATTATGGAATTCTTTAACTCCTTTAGTTCCTGGATCTGTTGTTGCAGGCCAAATAAGAAATTTCCATACAGCACCTTCTTTATAACTTAAAGTCAACCAATCATCAAATACATTGGTTACTTTTTTTCCTGGTGCACTGTTACGGATTCCAATGATATTAACATTGAATTCTCCGTTCTCAAAGTACTTGTAGCCTTTAGCTTTAACAGCAGCTTCAATTTGTTCTCTAGTGTAACTCATAATTAGTTGATTTATTTAGTTTATAGTTTATAGTTTATAGTAAATTACTCTTCACTCTTATTATTATGCTTCCGCAGAATTTTCTCAACAGCAGTTAAAGAAAGACAACCAAAAGCCAATAAAGAAACTGCCTGTATTAAAGGAACAGAGGGAGCAAAGTGTTCTTCAGTAAAAGAATTAGCGTACAATGTAGCGCATAATGTTAGTGTGCAGATTAAACCACATAGACGTTTCATAGAAACAGAACCTTTTTCATCCTTGAAAAGTTCTCCAATAAAGTTTATTATTTTCATGACTTTGTTTTTTTGTTTTTTAAAAATTTAATAATGTCTTCTATAATCCACTTAGAAAGTAGAGCAGTGAGAAAAACAGTTAAACTCACCAATAGAGTGATATCTGAGAAAACGTTCAAAGCAACTTCGGACTTTCATATATAATACTTAAGGTGAGAAAAGGTTGGTTATGGGCAAAGATAAAACTTTAAAAAAATAAGTCAACTACTTAACTATTAAACAAAAAACCCCCAGATTTCTCTGAGGGTTTCTTTTAAACTAATAGTTTAACAAATTACTTAAATTACTTCTGCCTGAGTAAAGGGAACTACAGGAGTTTCATCAGCAGGTACTTCAGCAGGGATGTGCTCAAATGAATCCAAGTTGATTTGACCTTTACCGTAGTTAGCTTCAATAGATTGGAAGAACTCATTCTGTTCTTTTACTACTTCTGCCATTGCTTCT